CCCGGGGGTCAGGGGGTGTCTACATAATAATATCGACATCAGGGGACGACCTCGAGTTAGACGACATCAGAGGACAGCGAGTATTATATATATAGATTAATTATATAGATGAATTAGATCTATATAATAGATCTTCTCTAGATGAGAAAAGTCCCTGGGAGGAGTCTGCTTATGGACTAATCTGAGCACTCTCTGTTTCTAGTTGGGAGAAGGCGCTCGGCGAATAACTAAGATCTGAGGGAAGTGAGGGTACGGGCGAGGATGGATTATCTATAATGCCTCAAACAGCTCGCGCTATCGCTAAGTCCCAATCTACCGGAACGACCTCTCAGTCGAATAGAGACTACCACAATAGCTCACGTGGTCAGTTTAGAGATGCGCTCTGGTCTGAGTATCAGAAGGACGCTCGCGCAATTACAACTCTCTGGAAACAGGGACATGCGCTCGCGGATGGAACTCCCTTTACTGAAGATATGGCTGACGCTGCTATAGCTACGCGTTATCTCAAGTACAAGGAAGATCTGGCCTTATATGCTCCGGCTAAGAAGGAGCGGGGAGGCACGGCAAGGGTTATGATGTCTGGAGACGCGCAAGCGGCTATAGATGCAATGCTCTCTGCTCGTGGATCTGAAGTCTCGATCATGGATAAGGCTGAGGAAGTTGCGGAAGGTGCGGACGCAGTGAAAGCGAAGAAAGAGTAACTGATATAGGGGGCTTACTAATGGAACAATACTGTAAGCTCTCTAGGTCAGGGACTATGGAATAAAAAGTCTCTGGTATTAGGAGGTCCTTCATGGACAAGATCATCGTTTCGGCGATGGCTCGTTGTGAGAGGACTAGGTGTAACGTTCGAGTTAACTCTCGTTACGTGCTCGAGTCAGGCGTTCGACGTGCTTTCTGTACTGAGAAATGCTTTATAGAGCAAGTGGCTAAAGAGAAAACTAATAAAGCGAAACGCTTAGTCATCAACGATGTGTCAGCTGTAGATATGGTAGAAGATCTTTTGAAAGCGGTCTAAAGGGAAGAGAGAGAGGGGGTCTCAGAGATGAGATCCTCTTTTCTATAGTCGAGAGGACGCTGCGACTTTAAATAAAGGACTCAGGGGGGATTATTGCTCCTGGGTGAGGAGGAATCTTTGTTTATGGAGACTGGATATAGTTTCCTGAAGGTAAGATAATGTAGTGGATTTAACTCCCTTCACTTAACCCACTATAGCCACATAGCATCAGATGAAAATCGAAAAACTTGTGGATACCATGGCGATTATTATATAATATATATAACAACTAAAAATCTAGATAAATATAACGTATAACTGAGATATCAAAAAGGAGATGGATAAGAGTAACTAGATGTTTAGTATTGTTAATATATTATAGGAGTAAGGTTTTGACGTCTAAGAATAAAATTGAAGAGTTTGAAGAGATTGAAGTCTCTAGTAACGGTTCTAGTAACGGATCATCGATGACTGATATGGAAGTAGATGCTCTGTTGGCAGATGCTCTAAAGAAAGAGAACTACTCTAAAGAGTATAATCAACGTCCTGAGGTTAAAGAAGCTCGTAAGATTTATAACGAGTTGCGTCAAGCGAAACAGAAAGTAGGATCTCTGTTGTTGCACGAGCAAATCACGAGAGACGAGGCTGTGGCTTTCTTGAGTCAAATTAAGAATAAACAGGTCCCGGATCTCAAGATGTTTAAGGTATCTAGCTAATGAAGATAGGGAGGAGGGAGGGATCTCTTTGTTGATTAGATATATTAGAATAGAAAGACTAAGGAGAAAGGCTTTGAGAAAAACGATATATCCCGTAGGTATGCCAAAGGATAAGAAAAACGAAATCTCTCGAAAGAGCGGTTATGTTGCTTTGTGTCATCTACGAGACAGTTACAGAGAAGAATATCGTAGCGCTGTAACTAGTATTACTGGTGACAAAAAGTTAAATACTACTCATAGAGCTATGGTTATTGTCTCGAATGCTCATACAACAGAATATGATCAATTGAGAATCGACAGTCGTACTATATTAATTAATGAATGGATTGCGATGGAAGCAAGTCCTTCAGAGTTAAAGGCTTGTGCTAATAGTGCTTTTAAGTCAAAGGAAGAAGATCCTAAGCAATCCGAGTCTTTGAGTTTCTTTGGAAAACTACTCTCAAAAGTAGGACTTAGAAACGTTAACTAATGTGTACGAGAGCTGGAGAAATAACGCATGAACCAGAACATCAGGATTGTATTTGGTGTTGTTGGTGTGACTGTTTTGGGGATTGTCATATTTCTCTTCTCGAATGCAATCAAAAGGAATTAGATTATTTTGAAGATCTTTATAAAGGAGGATTTGGAACATAATGAATGTAATAACGTTTAGTAATAGAGAGAGAGGAGAGTTCTTTTTCTCGACTGATCATTGTCAAGGAGCGAAGGAAGATACAATTCTAGATAATAATTGGGTTCCGGTTACTCAAAGATTACCAATTAGAATAGTTCCTCGTCCAGGCTTTGAGAATGGTATGATTAGAACTATTGATGGGCTTATAGCTATCTTCTTCTCTGATATGACTTTGATAGCTAATCCAGATGTGAGGTTTCGAAGGTGAATAGATTAATTGACTATGGCAAAATTGATAGATGTCCAATATCTGATGTAGACTATAGCGAAGATGATGAAGTTCTAGTTACTGTTGAACTGAGTGACTTTAGAGATGTTAGAATCTCGTATAAAGCTATAGTAGCACTGTATGAAGGACTGATGGAGAATCATCCAGGTTATCCTGATAAGTTATATGAGGTTTGTAAATGACGCCGTTTGAAGAACAAGTTAAGAAGATTCGAGAACGTTTGGATGTTTTAACTGTTAGAGAGAAAGTAGTTTTATCTTATAGATTCGGATTGGCTGATGGACGATCTCTTTCTTTAGAAGAAGTGGGAAAGGGGTTAGGAGTAACTCGTGAAAGAGTTCGTCAGATCGAAGCTAAGGCTTTAAGGAAGATAAATTCTCCTAAGCAATTGACTAGTGAAGAAAGAAGGGAGGAAAAAGATTCTCGGATGTTGGATAAAGTATTGGGGTGTATCAATAATGGATAGAAGGGATCATACAGATAGCTATAGATGGTGGGATGAAGTCTCTCCTGATAGAATAAAGGTAACTTTAAGGGATGCTTTTCTAGATGAAGAAGACAATCTCGTTTCTGTAGATGAAGATCTAGAGGAAGTTAATAAGAGGTGGTATCATATCAAATGGGTTATATGTACTATGTGTCAAGGTAGAGGACAGTATATAAATCCAAGTATTGATAGTCATGGGTTAACTAGTGAAGATTTTGATCGGGATCCAGATTTCAAGGATGACTATCTTAGTGGTCTATATAATATGACATGTGAGTTATGCGGAGGACGGGCAGTACAACCCGAGTTCGATGAAGACTATAATTCAAATGCAAAAGAGTTGATAGAAGCTAGGGATAAATTTCTAGATATGTTACAGGGATGGGATGCTGAATCAGAAATGGAAAGGATGATGGGTGCATAAATGGGACCTTTTACAGATTCAATGATTTGTAGGAATCAAAGTAGTGGACATTTAGTTGTTAGGTGTAAAGGATGTGGAAGTCGTCATTCTACTAAGAATATTGGATGGTGTGATGATAAAACTAAAGTTGTACGTTTAGCTCGTTCTCTATTCGATATGTTCGATGAGCGTTGTAGTTGCGATGATCCAGCGGAGTTTCCATTAGTTCACGATTGTGATGTCGATGATATTTGTTTTGATTGGGAAACTAAAACGTTTGTTAAAATAGGAGCGTGATACGATTTCAGCTTATAACTTTCGGGTTATAGGCTGGCGTCGGATTATGATCTTAGTAAGATTATTAGTTCGAAATACGAAATAAGGAGGTTAATTGATGCCAGAGATTACAGAAGAACAAATGGCAAAGCTTGAGAAAGCAGAACGCGAATCAGAACGTCGTAAAGAGTCGAATCGTAAGCGGTCTGTTGCTATCCGAGAGCTTATTAAGTCTCATCAAGACGAATATAAGCGTAACTTCGACGCAGCTTAAGGAATACTCAAAGGTGGAGGCAGTATCTAAGGATGCTGTCTTCATCTAATCTCTACATGATATAGAAAGGAGAAGAAAAGCATGTATGAGCTAGGTTTTGAATACGGATTGTATATAGTATGGGCTATTACGTTACTTATTGCTTTTAGTAGTGGACAATATCTTAATACACGTACTCGCAAGCGTAAAGGTAAGAAGTAATGGAGAATTGTGGGTTGTGTGGCCAGGAAGTCGAAGGCTTTGCTGTTCGCCAAAGTTCTGAAGATAGTGAACAGTACGGTAAAGGACTTTGTGGACTCTGTTTAGATTTTATTGTTTCGTTTTCTATGTCTTCAACGTTTAAAGAAGCTGAGACGTTAACTAAATCTGAACCTCTTAGGTTTCTAAGACTTAAACAAAAATTAGAGGTTATATAATGAAAGAAGTTACGATATCTCTGAAAATAGATAGGATAACTAAAAACAAGGTTCTATTCAAAAATGTTGAAAGTCCTGGTCTTAATGTAGATAGTATCTATATTGATAAGAAACATTTCGAGGGTCAAGATCCCCCAGATGAGATCAAGATTACTGTAGCGGCTTAATGAATTCCTCCGAAGGCAGAAGCCGGATTCCGTCCCGGACTGATGAATATATGACGACGCCTAGGAGGACAATAAAATATAGGAGTCAAAAGAAATAAAATATGGTAACTAATAATATAGATGTAATGAATATCTATAGGCAAGCTAGAGAAAAGGTTGATGATAAGTTTGCTAAAGAGAAAGAAGATTATGAAATGAAGACTGCTTTTCTTTGTAGTAAAGATGTTGTTGGCTTTCTAGAAGATATAGGTAATTCTTTAGCTGGAGATTCGCTTCATTGGGTTAGTGTTGAAGAGAGATGGACTAAATATGAAGATAAGTTTCAAGGAGGGGTTCAAGTACTGATTCGTATTTCTTCAGACGATGAAGAATCTGCTGATGTAGTTAGAGGTAAGATACAGAGAGTTTATCATGCTCCTGCTACTCGTTCGGTTAATAACTATGATGGTTCAATATCTTATAACTTTGATAAGGCTATAAGTTCTGTAACTACTACGGATGAAAATGACGAAGAAGTGTTTATAGCTCCAGGAAATATTAAAGTTTCTATTGGTCGAGGATCTCTAGCTGCTTCATGTGAAGTTGTAGAAGTGATAGAAACAGTTAAGAGATTCGAAATAAAATGTACAGATGGAATGGAGGGTATAGATCAAGATGGTAATGAATAAAGAAGGGCAAGCGATAGAATGTATTGGATTTATGACTTCTATGAGAGGTAGGTTGATTTTAGATCAAGCTTTATCGCTAGCTATTAGGGAGTTAGATAAAGTTGAGGGTGCTATGAAACAAGTTTCTAACATTGCAGATATGAAATATCTAAGAGATAGTTTTTGTGGTGATATGAAAGGAGTTTCTAATCTTATAGAGACAGAGGAAGTTAAAGAAAGTTATTTAAGTTAGCATTCAGATTAAGAGGGGGGAGTATTATTACTCTCCTTTCTTTGTCTGCATACTAGATGCGGAAATCTTAAAAGGAGGTGAAGAATATATGGTTACACTATTTGAAGATTCTAGAGACGATGCAGAGAATAGAGGAGAACGTTTAGGTTACTGCAATACACATCATGTTAGAGTTGTGGACGAAGATTGTCCTCAATGCAAAGATGATGAATATCGTAGCAATTTACAAGATCTTATAAAAGGTGAAGAGTAATGAGAGTTACCTTGTTTACAGTTGGAGTAGCTGAGATGGATGACGATGATGTATTTCATGGTAGTCCAGTTGAGTTACAAGAAGCTTTAAGAGAATATTGTAATGAAAGAGGCTTAGTTAAGGAGTTTATTGTAGATTATGTTTTGTCTAGGTACGAAGATCATAAAGACCTTGAAGAAGGCTGCGACGAAACTCATACGAAAAAGTGGAAAGAAAATGGATGTGGATCCTGTATAGATATAATAGAAGATTTTAAAGAAGGACGTATTAGCTAATGGATACGTATTAATAATATATGGATCAATTTGAAGAAGTACTTGATGTTGTTGTTAGAGGTGAAAATATTCGTGATTCTTTATTCTTTAGGTCGAATGATGACTTTGAAGAGAGAATTTCAGGAATGCTAGAAAGTAGGGAAAAGTACTTGAAGACTTTTAAAGGTCCTCAGGATATAGCTGAAGCAAAGATACTCTATGAAGAAGCCATCTCTGACTATTTTGGGGATATTACTATTCCAAATGTAATAGAACTTATCTGGGAGAGAGAAGATCTAAGGTTAGGCTTTCTTACTTATGTTCTAGAGTATTATGAATCTTCTGCTAAGAATAATGAATTTGGCTTAAATCCTTGGGATGATCAAAATAGAAGAATTTTATTAGGAGTTAAAGCAAAACTAGATGAAATATCTAATAACTGAAGGCGATCTTGAGGTTCTCAAATTGGAGGGTCCTAGTCTTATGAGTATTCTAGGATTTGAAGAACAGGATGAAGATAACTTTTCTGTTGGTATTCTTCTAACAGCAGAAGATGGTACCGAATATTCGCTAATTATAGGGGATAAGTAAACTTTGGGGTTCGTTCTCCCAAGTATGATAGGTGGGACATACTATTGTATTAAGGGCAAACAAGAACGATAATGGATGTCACTGGAACTCCAATCAGGATGGCGTCCGCCCCAATAATTCAAATACCTGCAAATATAAAGGAGTACTAATGGTACGCAAATTATTTGGCTCAACGGAAAATATTGTTATTGAACCTAGTCAAGAACAAAATTCTTTATTCGAACATTCTAGAGTTAATGTTACACCTTTAATAGCTCGAGAATGGTTAGATACTATGATTGTTAATCGTAGACCTGTAAAGAGTAAGATTAAACAATACGGCGAGTCTATGAAACAAGGTAAATGGTTCGATCAGGGTGAATGTATTAAGTTTGACTTTGAAGGTCATCTTAAAGATGGTCAGAATAGATTACTGGCTATAATTGATCAAGATATGACTGTTCCTTTAGAAGTACTTAGAGGAGTTCATCCAGAATCTCAAAAGTATATGGATATTGGGGCAGCAAGGAAGCCTGCAGATAGTCTATATATGGCAGGTATTGAATATTCTTCAAAGATTAGTACGTCTCTAACTTTATTGAATCAATACGATAGTCAAGGGTTCATAAGCATTCAGGGAGGTAGTAAAAGGTTAAATACTTTCGAAGTTATTGAAGCTTTAGAAAAGTATCCTGGTATAGTAGATAGTGCTAAGTGTATCTTTAATACTTCTGTAGCTCAGAAACTTATGACTGGTTCTCATTTGGTATTCTGTCATTACATCTTTAATAGGATTGATCCGAATGTGTGTACTTCTTTCTGGGATCAAGTAGATAAGGGTTACAATCTTACGAAAAATGATCCGATTCATCTTCTGAGGGAAAAGATGATAACTAATAAAGCAGCTAGTCTTGCAACTAAGCAAAATCCAATAGTTATGATAGCTTTTGTTGTAAAGGCGTGGAACCTTCACAGAGCAGGTAGAAGTATTAGTCGGTTACAGTATTCAGCTACCAGCAACGATCAGTTTCCGAAGGCAATTTAAGGAGATTAAACGTGCTTTGTACAGTACTGATAACGAAAAAATATCCTGATGAGGAACTTCCAACAATGGAGTGGGATGAAGAGGAACCCGGCATCTTAGAAGTATACGTTAACCATACAGATGGACAAAAAGCTTGTATAACTATAGATGCTGAATTCCTAAATTTGCTAGGAGAGTGTATAGAGGAAGGATATTCGCAGGATGTTTTGAAACATTTAAGTTCATAAGGAGATTAGAGGGGCTAGTGTCGATAGCCTCTCAGATCTGCGTATGAATAATAAGCGTAGTAAAGGAGGTGAAGATAATGGCGATCACTGAAGAACAACTAAAGGATTTTGAACTCTGGATTAAAGAAACTGATAGGATTGACGAGCTATATAAGGATCTTAAGCCTTCGGAAATCCGAGAACTTGTTAGAGAATTTTGTGGAAGTATAGTTGCTAATATGACTCTAGAAGATATAGTTGCAATAGGCGATTCAGCTAATCCTATATTTCATATAGACTTAGATTATCTAGATGATAAGATTAAGAAGTATGAAGTAGATATAGTTTTAGATTATAAACATGATCAAACATATCAAGAGGAGATGAATAATGATTGATAATGAAAAGATCAAGCAAGACGTATTAGATGGAAACATTACTATAATTGCTGTAATCGATGCAGTAATAGAAATAAATGGATTCGTTGGAGTAGGTCTTATTACTCTAGGAGATGATCTTAAAGATTATTGCTATGGGTATTCTAAAATGGTGCATAATAAAGGGAGGAGAGATGATAGGAATGCCTAAAGCAGATTTTAAAACGATAATAGCGTTTATTGTTGGTACTTTAGTTGTACTTTGTATAATTGCGACAATAGCAACGAATTTGTAATAGAAGGAGGGATAATTTATGTTAGACTTAGAAGAAGAAATGGATCAAGTTCTAGAAAAGTGGATTCATAATCTGTATTATGATCTTCCTAGGGAAGAAGTTCCTATTGGAGAGTTTCGTATAGTAGTAGAACAAGTAGATAAAGCTATTTTGAGGTATCAGCAAGAAACTTTAAGGATATTAGATAATGCCAACAGTAACTAGTCTAGTAAGAGGCGGAGAAAATGTTAAAGTAAAATGGTCTATAGGACACTGTGGAATGCTCTTAGAGTGGATGCAGTCTGAGAATTCTCTTCCAGGAGATAAAGAACCAGAGCTTTTTCCTACTAGTTATGTATTTCTAGAGGATCATTCTAGGACTTTTATGGAAAGCGATGTGTATCGTGATGGAGATCCTGACAAAATGGAAACGTTTGAAGTGAAAGCTGGGGATAAATACGAATGTTGGCACGAGTTTAAGAGGTAGTATGAGTTTAGAATATTTAAATGGTACAGATCTTGAGTCTATTCCTAATCCTATTAGAAAGGATTATCTAGACTATATGAGATGGATCCAGGCAAAAGAAGACCACAGAAAACTTATTCAGAAGAGATCGGTAACAAGGCGTAAAGATGCTTTGGATTATATTGAAGGACTGAAGCAGGTTATGCATCATCCTGATCTTATAGAATTAAAGAAAGTGGTTTTACGTCATTCTCAGTTATTCAGTCTTACAGCTATTCACGAGATTTGTAAGAAAATAGATGAAGTTTGTGGAGAATAATTTAATGATTGAAGAACCTAGTAAGAGTCTTAAGGTAAAAAGGAATCTTCGTGTAAACGTCTATAGAGTTGAGAGGGCATATGGAGGTTCAGAAGAGGGAGGTTGGTGGTTCGATCAAGGAAGGTTTGTAGAAAGTTGGCCTTGTACTTGCGAATGTAGTCTTCCTATAGAAGAAAGACCGACAGAAGATGAAAGAGGTAACCAGGGGTGGTATGCTCAATTAGATACTTGGTGGGGCCATCATGAAGAAGGATGTAATTCTCTAGAGTGTTATGAGAAAATAGATAAAGTTTTCTCAGAACATCAAGATGAGTGGTATCCTCAATTCTCCGGAGATGAGTCCGAACCTAGAAGAGGAGAGACTTTTAGTACTGGTAAGATACAAATCGATATCGAACTTAATTGTGGCAAGAACTTTCCGGAGCATATGCCTCACTATTCTTAAAGCATCAGATTAATTTATGTTAAAATAATGATATGAACATAAGGAATAAGTATGCAGTTCGATAGAGATAAAAGAAAAGCTTATGCTAGAGAGTATCAAGCTAATAAGAAGAGGGAACAAGATCTTCTTAAGAGATGGATAGCTGAAAATCCTGAAGCTTATCAGAAAAAGTTAGCAGTTATCAAAGCTAAAGCTGATAAAGAGCAATCTAGAGTTCAAGATTTCAGGGATATTGTAGGTACTGAGTACTTTAAAGCAGTTTCAATACATGCATGTCCTGATTTAATGTGTGAGTGCGGTATTCCGGAGTCTCCAGCTATGCATTCTCCTATGCAAAGATCTAAGAGAAATTGTAGTACGTGTGGAGAAGACTATTCTGCAGTATTTTATCAAGTAGGATATGAGACTAAAGATCAACATAAATGCGATAGATGGGGTCTGTTTGTAATGTCTCCTCAAGAATATACTTCTATCAGTAAGGTAGATGGATTGTATAATCAATGGTCTAATAAAGTAATGTTAGCAGGTCCTGGAGAAAGGTATAATAACAGTAAACCTAATGGACATATAACTCTACAATGGTTTAAACCTTCTAGAGCTTTGTTTGCTGTATGTAATTACTGTAATGAAGGTTTAGATCAAGGGTATCTATCTTTCGCAGAAAGAGTTCATAATACTATCTCTGGTCAAGGACATTATGGAGACTCTTTACTGTCGTGTTTAAGATGTACAGAGAAACATTATCAAGCTCCTCTACCTTTCCAGTGGGAAATTAGAGATTGGGAGATTGGATTCTTTAGTAATAAAGAGTTTGATTGGAGCATTCATCATCAATCTCAAAGAGATGAGATAGAGAAAAACTTTATGAAATATAAAGGGTATTTAGATTCTATAGACTTTAATGATCTGAGGTAATTGTATTGGTTCACGATAATCCCGAATTTTTAAGTAAGGTTAAGGGGGTTGTTTCCTTTCATAAGAAGGGAGACAACTCTGATATTGCATTAGTAACTAGAGAGTGTCCTTATTGTTGGACAAGCGTAGAACAACCTGTTGAACATATATATGTTACCTGTCTTAGTTTATGGGGAACTTATATTTGCAGTAGTTGTGGAACTTATTATTACTTTGTAGGTGATAATATATATCAGTATATCCCAGAAGCTCAGTTAATGCATATTCCTCATTATGCAAAGAGACCTTCTAGATTAGATACTATTAAGGATTATAATAGTCTATTTTATAGGGCCAAAGCTTTTAACTGGTTTGATACGATAAATCTGGAAGAAATAAGTATAGTTGAAAATGTTTGGACTATGGCTATAGAAGTTGCAGCTCAAATGAATACAAAGCTTAAGACAGGTATAGCTCCTGGATATAGTATTGGATACGAGTTATCTGGGGAGTTAGATCCTCAATCTTTAAATAGCGTAAAATTTGTTGAAGCTTTGGAGTTTCTTAAGGAGAAGGAGTTAGTGTAATGTCTTTAGAATTTCAAACTAGAAGTAAGAATAGAGAAGACGCGAAGAATTTAAAGAAGAAGAAGATAAAGGTTTCTTTATTCAAGAATTTTAAAGCTAAAGATCTTCAACAAACAATTAAGCTGTTAGTTATCGGTCTTTCTTTAGGTAGCGGTATATTAGGAGCGGCATATCTTATTAGTGTAGGTATATCTCCTTATATAGGATTTATCTTTGGTGCAGGTGTATTAGCTGTACACTTAAATTATATAGCAACAGTAACAAAGTCATGATCTGCGATAATTTAGAATATGCCATTAATGAATATTGTCTAGAATCTGGAAAGTTTCCAATATCAGATGGTAATTATGTTTCTAGTTGGATAGATCTATATCCTTTGACATGTAACAGGGAGTTTAGTAATTTAATTACTGAATCTCTCTGTTCTAAATTGTTTTCAAACTTTTGGCAATTTAGTTATGTAGCGGGAAAAGAACTTCATGGAACTCTATTAGCCAGTAGTTTAGTGGCCAAATGTAAATGGATAGATTCTGATTTGGTTATTGTACGTAAAGAAGCTAAGTCTATTAAAGTTCCTTATAATTTCGAGAAAGATTCTAATGAAAATAAATGTATTTTATTGGATGAAGTTATAAGTTCAGGTACTAATATGGAGTCTTCAATTATAGATCTAAACAATAGAGGATTTCAGGTAGTTGGAGTAATGAGTGTAGTATATAGAGGTGGAGGAGCTAAAGAGAAAGCAGAAGGGATGGGTATTCCTTTTGACTATCTATATAAGATTCCCGAGGAGTTGATATGAGTTATAGATTAGTAGATTTAATTCTTAAAGAAGAGTCTAGAAGAGGACGTAGAAATGTACGAGACAGACTTGCTAGAGAATATATTCAGAATCATCCAGAAATAAAACAAGATCCGAATAGTATTATTGATTCTAACGATATTCCTGAAGGCACTACTGAAAGTGCAATAAGGGGTATAGCTAGATTTTACAATAAATCTAGTTTAGTAAGACAGATATTACGAGAACGGAGAAACGATGACAACACCGAACAGGCCGAATCGTCGAAGGCAACCGAGTCCAGCCGAACTACAGAGTAGGGTAGATGCCTTATCTCGTTGGATTTCAAGAGATAGAGCTCAAAGAATGGCTCCCTATATGCCTAATCCAAGTGGTAATAGTCCGGGAGCTAGACGTACTCAAAGAATTTTAATAGCTATGAGAGCTAGAGTTATGGATGCTCAAAAACAATTAGAAAATGAATCGATTGTTGATGTCGATACTGGTGATCTTATTCATCCTATTTACGGTGTTGTAGATGAGGGTCGTAGATATCGGGGAGGTAACTATGGTAACCTTGCTATAGACGTAGCTACTACAGATGTTGAAACTATGATATTTACTGGAGATACAGATAATTTGGAGCCTGAACTACATGCTATCGTCAGCCCGTGATAAATGGGAGCTTGAATCTCAAGAAAGATATAAAAGACTCTTTAGAAGTGAACCTGAATATGAACAAGAAAGAGAACTTCCAGATATAATTGCAAATAGGTTTGCTAACTCTCCTTCAGGTATGGGATTTCATGGTTTAAAGATAGAAGTTGACAACCTAGGAAATCCTAGACTTTGGTCAGAACAGGAAGAGTTAGATACTTATGATATATTTGAATGGATATTAGATAAAGAAGCAGTAACTTCAGTAGATGGTAGAGGGGTCTTTGATAGTATATTTAAGATTCTTAGTCCTAAACAGATAAAGGAGATTGCAATATTAGGTAAGACTACTATTTCAGATGGTACTCAACTGATCATACCAGGCAATGCTCCTTGGCTATCTGTACGTAAAGGTAATAAGACAGGTAAACTTACAAATATTTATGGTCTTTTGTCTTTACAGAAGGAATTTGATACTGAATTTACAGATCCTGCACACTTTAGGAAGGCAACAGAACTGGCACATGCTAGATTATGGAATGCAGGTTTAGGAGATTTAAGTATTAGATCTCCAGGTAACTTAATTGAGGCTATGGTTATTAGAAAATCTCCTCGGCAACCTTTACCTAATCTATTACATGTCCAAAGGTTTGCGACAGCATTTAAACCTGCAAGAATAGAAGGTACTACGTTTGGGATTAATGAGGTAATTGACTACGATATTACTTCTGCTTTTCCTTCCGTTATAAGTGACTTAGTCGATTTAAACTCAATATATTGGTTAGATACTCATAAGCCTCAAGACGAAGCTATTTACGCAGCTATTAGATGTGATTTGGAAATAAATCAATCTTTGATTAGAGGACCTATATCTGTAAGGTTAGGTACTAATTCGTCTTTCTTTCCTATAGGCATTATTTCAAGTATTTGGATTAGTAAACCCGAATATGATTTGTTAAAAGATTATCCGGAGCTTGGTAAAGTTACTACAATACACGAAGCTTCTTGGGGTTGTCTAAGTAATCCTGAAAGTGCTGAAATTTATCCTTTCAGACGTCTACTTAAGAATTTATTGTTCCCTCTACGTCAGAGAGATAAATTTTTAGGTGGATATCTTAAATTAGCTATGGCAGCTTTATGGGGTAAGTTTATTTCTTCATATGAAGTTCAAGATACTTTGGATGGTGAGAAATATACTAGGTCTTCTAGTCTTTATAATCCTATATTTGCCTCTCATGTTACGGGAGCAGTTAGAGCTAGTCTTTATAGAACTAGCTTAGGTAAAGAAGTGGTAGGAGAATTCGTAGATGGTATAGCCTTATTAGAGTCTACTAGAACAAGAAATGGTTTTGGAGGTCTAATTCAAGAAGGCTCTGGAACGATGGTTCTATTCGACGATCAATATAAAGGTTGTGATTGGAAGAATCCTGAAGTATTAGTTTGGGCTCAAGGATATAAAGATAAGTATTTCTTCGAGATGCCAAGAAATTACAGAAATTCTTTACAATTTGCATATCAGAAATTTGGAACTGATGGAGCAGCATCTGAAATGTCTAGGGAGTCTACTATAATGCAGCATATACCTATAGGACCTTCTAGAAGACTTATGGATGCTTACAGAGTAGGAGACTTCTTAAATTATTCTCTACCTAGTGCACCTCCTAGAATGTCAGATTTAATGACAATAATGTATCAGAGATCATTTAGTAGGAAGATAAGATAATGTCGCTTAAACAAAGAGAGAAAATTATTAGCGAGCACTTTAGAAGATTGGCTGATCCTGTATTTGCTAGAAGAAGTAATGTTCAGTCAATGCATACTAGATATAAGACTACAGATGTAATTAGAATGCATTCTAAGCTTTCGAATCCCGACTTTAAGGGTCTAATGCTGAAAGCTGATGAACTAATGATTAATGAGAATATTACTCTATGGGAACCTTCCTCTCCAGATTGGACAAATGAGGTTCTTTATCACATACATTATGATCCTGACATTAGAGAAGATAAGGAAGATCTTGCAGATAGAGAAACTGAGTATGAACGTAGAAGAAATGTTACTCAGTGGAGAGATGAATTTCCAGATATTCTTAAAGAATATAGCTGGAACAGATTAGACTGGTTATGGGATATGTCCTGGTCCTTCTATGTTTCCTATAGAGACCAATTTAGACAAGGACATTTACAAGTATATAAAAGTATTCTAGGAGAAATACCTAGAGGATTAGAAGATATTCCATATCAAAGTGTTATGACAGCTGAACGTAAGTATCGACAAAGGTCTTTTAATGAAAAGATGAGCAAAGCAATACTAAGAAAAGATACTGAAACTCTAGAACATATGGGCTTTACAGAAGATGAAATCTCTAAAGCATATGAGCGTGCTGATCATATACAATCTCGAAGGGGGTAATTTGAAGCATCAGATTAAATTATATTATAATAAATCATAAGGAGTTCGAGAAATGACAACAACATCTGTCTGGGTTGACGGAAAAAAAGGAAAAACGTTAGATGTATCAGAATACATAGACGGTTCTCCATGGGATGGAGAATATGCTACTTTCAATATGATGATTTATGGTGAACCTGGAGAAGGTAAGACTCCTCTATTAGGTTCAGTTGTAGATGTTCCTTCAATGCTTCCAGCATTGCTTATTGATTGCGATTCGGGAACTTTAAGTATTCGAAACAGAGATGGATTGAATACGTTACATCTTAATAAGATGGCCGCTCAACTCTCAAATGAACAAGGTAAAGAGATAAGTCCTTGGAAAGCTCTTGAAGAGACTTATAGATGGTTGACTCAAGACGATCACGATTACAAAACCGTAATGTTAGATGGAGGTACAGAGATACAGAGATACTGTGAGTTAGAATGTATAGCTTATGGTATTGAAAAGAAGAATTCAGGAGACCATGATCCAGAGCTTGCTGAACTTGCAGACTATAGAAGGATTCACGAAAGAATGAAGCGTATGTATATGCGTTTTAGAGACCTTCAAACCAAAGATGGTAGAAGGATAAACTTCTTAGCAACAGCACATGAAGGTAAAGCTAAGGATGATCTTTCAGGTAAGATGTATATTCAACCTTTATTCATAGGAAAAGCTACAGTTCTTATCTCTTCTGTTTTCGATATATTAGCAAGACTAACTACATCCGATGTAGGTACTAAGAAGGATGTTAAGGTTCTTGTTCCTGCTGTTAATGGTACAGCTAGAGGACGAGATAGATCAGGCAGTTTAGGTGGGTTTGTTGAAGACCCTACAATGGCAAAGTTAGCAGAAAAAATAAGAGGTTAAGAAAAGGATTGTTAGATGTTTGAAATCTCATCTAGGGGAAGGTCCTTAGCACATAAAATTATATATAAAAGAAATGGTGAATACATTGGTTAAAGTTAATTTGGCAAATCAAGAAATGCGAACCTTCGATCCCGTACCTGCTGGTACTTACAGAGTAACTGTAGATCAGTGCGAGGAACGTCAATCTCAGATGTCTGGCAATGCCAACATCTTCTGGCTGTTCCGTATTACTGACGTCATCAGCACTCAGGGTGATGGAGGCGGCGCTGGTCTAGTAGATCGTACTATTATGCATGGAACTTCTCTTCAGGAGAGCGCTCTTTGGAATCTCTTCCGGACTCTAGTAGCTCTGGGTGAAGATCCTCAAGGATTGCAGGATGGTGAGTTTGAACTCGAGCCTGATACTCAGATTGGTAAGGAGTGTGTAGTTACTGTTCGTATCCGTGACTACCAAGGTCAGCCAACAAATAACATAACAGCTCTTCGGGCTCTGTCTGAGTCTGAAGCCGGTGCTCTAGCCTAGGTTATAACCTAAAAAGTAGTACCTCACTTCCCCTAGATGAGGTCTCAGGCATCTAATGATTCTTTATCACATTAGTCCATCAAAGAGAAGATTAAAGATACGTAGAGAGGGATTAAAACCTCCTACGTTTCTTTGTAGTAAGAAGGATCTCTCAAGCTGGTTAATGTCAGCTCTTATTAATTTCTATAATACAGGTAGAGGAGGTGTACTCACACTATACGAAGTTAAAATTCCAAATAACTGGTTCTACGACGGTAGTTTAGTATTTAAAAGAAATGCTGATATAGGACCTGAATATGTTATTGGTGAAACTATAGATAAGTCTAGAGTAAAATCTATAGGTACTGTTAGAGTAAAAGATACAGTTGAAAGAGGTATTAAAGAGGGGTGGTTAATTCAAGTTATGTCTTCAGGTAAAGAAGTAAGACCAAAATGGAAGTCTAGAAAAAGAAAGCAATTTGCTAGAGTGTCGTAATGGCTACATTACAAGCTGGAGTCTATTACGACCATCCTGGATGGTATCGTTTAGTATGTCGTTATGATCCTTGGATGCAAGAAAACTTAAAAGCAAGTATAGGTTTAGGTAATTATAAATATGACCCTAAACTAAAATTATGGTATGTAAGAGAGCCTTATAGAAAGACTACTGTAGATCTCTTAACTAGTCATGGCTATACTGTTTCCTTCGAAGGTAAAGAAGAAAATAAGAAGGAACAAAAATCAGGACCTAAGAATGTCTCTTCTGTTAGAGGAGATAATCCTTGGTCCATTATTTTTGGTCGCTTGCCAGATACTAATCATGGCCAAGAACTACGTGTTAAACTTTATAGGGAAGTTACTAAGATATTACACCCAGATAAAGGAGGCCATGAAGAAGCTATGAAGGAATTGAATGAAGCCTGGAGTAAATTAAAACCATGATGAAAAATGATTTAGATGATGACAATAATCAATTTATTTGGTGGTTAGGAGAACTCGGAGTTTATTTATTAGAATGCTATAAATTCAATCTTATGGACCTTCTCGCAAATCATCCAGAAATAGCTAATAAATCTGCAGAGTTAATGAGAGAAGAATTTATGAAGGGTATGGATCCTCATACTTTTGGAGATTCTATAGTACCTAAAGAGTATACTAAAGTAGAAGGTATTAAGGAGAATTATGCCTGATAAAGAAGAGATTGAACTTGACATAGGTTTTTCCTACTTTGGGGATCCTGATTTAGTTACAGAGTATGAAGGTGGGAGTTCTTTTAACTTACAGCCTGGATCTCATAAAAAGGTTATAGGTATAGATTTACAAACTGTTCCAGAAGACATTCCAGTAGACCAAATAAAAGCAAGTGCTGATTATCTTCCTATACAAGATCAAAGTGTTGATTCAGTATTTGCAGGTGGAGTCTTCGGAGCTTATGTTGATCTAGAAGACTCTGTTAAAGAAGCAGATAGAGTCTTAAGGCCTGGAGGTAAAATGTTCATAAGAACTTGGGGTAGATATATGCCTCGTTTGAAATTACTTCTTAAACGTGGATATTACATAACTGAAATGGGTACTCCAGACTCTAAGGATCTCTTTCCAGGCGAGAACCCTTTAGACTTTGAATGGCACGTAAGAGCAGTTAAGAGAGGTAAGAGGTAACAATGGTAGTTGGAGAGTTTTTTAAAGAAGGTAACAAACGTATGTTATGGGTGAGATGTCCTATGTGTGAAGAGGAAAGAGGAGCACCTGTAAGGACTAAAGAAGATCTACCTAGTCGTTTGTGTAAAGTATGTAATTTGAAGAACGCTAAAATTAATATGGAGAGTATATGGAATATTATAAAGAATGATCATACTCAGAGGTAGATGAGAAAACGTAGGCGTACTAGAGGTAATAAACGTTATATTAAATATAAGCGAGGTTATATGAAAGGATTGGTTTTACATTCAGGAGGATTAGACTCTTCTACGTTACTTGCAGCGGCTGCAGATGAGTGTGATGAGGTAGTAGGTCTTTCTATTGCATACGGTCAAAAACATCAAGATAGAGAGATTAGAGCAGCGAGGGAAGTTTGTGCTTACTTTAAAGCAGAGCATCTTGAAATTGAGTTGCCAGATGTCTTCAAAGGCTTTGGTAGTACTCTTATGGATTCTGATAAAGATAATCCGCATCTTACCTATGAAGAGATCCGCGCTAGCGAAGGTCCTTCTCCTACGTATGTTCCGTTCCGAAATGCGAATCTTCTTTCCATAGCAACAGCAACTGCTCAGATACATAAATGTGATATAGTATACTTTGGAGCTCACTCGGATGATGCTCACAATTATGCTTATCCTGATTGTACTCCTGAATTCATTGGAGCTATGGCAAATGCTATTAGTGTTGGAACGTATTATACTGTACGGTTGAAAACTCCTATTATGTGGATGACTAAAGGTCAAGTTACTGAATGGGGTCAAAGTTTAGGAGTTCCCTTTGCAATGACTTATTCTTGTTACGAAGGTACTGAGATACACTGTGGAGAATGTCCTACCTGTGTTTCAAGACAAGTAGCGTTTGAGGAGGCAGGCATTGACGATCCCACAGAATATACCGGAGGAGCCCAACGCGAAAAAGCCATTCACGGTTAGTCTAAGTATCTCTTATAGTGTTCCAAGACGCTACTCCAGAATACAAGCTGAAAGTAAAGAACAAGCTTTAGAAATTGCTCTAGAACAGTTACAAAAAGATACTTGGGGAGTACAGGATGTTAAAGTAATGTCAGTTGAAGAGGGTTAATGTGGTAGACGCTTTAGATATTAAGAAAATAGAAGTTACGGAGATCTTTAGTTCTCTTCAAGGAGAGGGTAAGAGATGTGGAGTTCCTGCAACCTTTGTAAGATTAAGAAGATGTAATCTAGCTTGCATATGGTGCGATCAAAAAGAGACTTGGGATGTAAACGATCCTGGGTATAACAATTATGAACTTAAGCATATATCTGAAATAAGACAACAGATATTAGACTACAATAATAGACTATTAGTTATTACAGGAGGTGAACCTCTACTTTGGCAAAGAGAGCTAAGATATTTAATTGACTCAATGCCAAGTGAGATTAGTATAGAGATAGAATCTAACGGAACTATAGATCCAAGTTTTCTAAAGTTGACTAGGACTGAATTTAATATTTCACCTAAGATGTCTAACTCTGGAAACGGTGAAAGAAATACTAAAGTACATGACGAATACCTCGATCTATTTAAACTTAGAAGGGTCGTATTTAAGTTTGTAGTTAAGACAGCTAGTGATTTTGAAGAGGTAGATAGGTTTGTAGCTAATTATAATTTAAATCCTAAAGGTATTTATGTTATGCCTGAAGGAGTTGACCGAGAAACCATTTGCACTAGACTTCCAATCCTCTTCGATTATTGTAATGAGAGAGGATATAATTTAACTACTAGATTACACGTTCTAGCCTTTGGAGATATGAAAGGAGTTTAAATGCTAAGATCAACCATGATTACATGTTGCTATAAAGTATGTGGTAAAAACCATGGTTCTTCCCTAGGGTTACACTTTGATACTGATATTAAAGAAGTGTATTGTAACGTAAAGTGTTATGTAGAAGACTATTTCCTGAAACATACAGGAAGACAAGGCGAAATTATAGAAACTGATAGAGGGTATAATTAATGGTAGAGCAGACTAACGAAGATCCAAGAGTAGTTGGAGGAGACTTTACAGAGATTGTAAAATCAAGAAATAAAGGAGTTGAAGAAGATATTAATTATGGAGATAAAGAGAGAGGTAAAGATTTAGAAGACGCAGCTAAGTTAATAATCAAAGCTCTAGGCGAAGATATAAATGCAGAAGGACTATCTGAGACTCCAAGACGTTTCAGAGAAATGTTTATGGAGGATTTCTGGCCTGGAGATTCTTTAGATACTGTTCTAGGTGAAATGGTAATGGAAGAAAGCTTTGACCAAATGGTTATAGTTAAAGATATCCCAATCCGTTCACATTGCGAACATCACATATTACCTTGGTGGGGTAAGGTTTGTTTAGGTTATATTCCTCATGCTAAAACTGTTGGGTTAAGTAAAATGACTAGAATGGTTGATGCAGCAGGTAAAGGACTAACTATTCAAGAGAGAGTAACTGATAGTATTGCTCAGAGTATGAATAGAGTTCTAGATCCTAAAGGTGTAATGATAGTAGTTGAAGCAGTTCATATGTGTACTCTAATGAGAGGAGTAAAAACTGAAATGCAAAGATTTACTACCAGCACGGCTAAAGGAGTATTCTTAACTAATTCAGCACCTAGACAAGAGTTTCTAACCTTGTTTGCTAAAAATGGAAGTTTGATTTAATTTCTTCTCTAGCTTTGCTAGAGAGGTACTGTTGATCGGGAAACCGGCATGAGGATCACCTCCCTCAAACTACCTCCCGTCACGTGTGGGGCCGGCTGTAATCGTGGTTATCAACAGTACCTCTCTAGTAAATATAAAGGAGAAATAAATGTTAACAACATTCGAAGAATTGCAAGTCTATCTTAGATCAGAACATCCATCAAGTCATAGTGTAGGGCCTTGTGTACTGTGTAGTGAAACAACTTCTGATAGATGTATTAGATGTAAAAAGTATTTCTGCGGAACTCATGTAGGACGTAAAGACTGTATCACCCCTAGAGATCTGTATGCAAATAAAATTGAAGATCGTTAAGGAAGAGTTAAAGGATGCTTATAGAGAGTTTACACGGAGAATCTCAATGGACCAGAAGTCCAATGACCAACGGAAATATAAGAATGTCAATGACAGAAAACTGTCCTAGACAACAAGTGTATGTCGCTTTGGGGATAGAACAAGACTATCCTGAGACTGGAAGATCTCAAATGGCTGCTGATGATGGTAATCTACATGAAGCTGATGTAGTAAATAGATTCTTAGCAGCTGGTTATCGTTGTTGGAATTACGGTGAAGACCAAGCTATGGTGCATTTTGAAAGGGATGGTGTACGCTTTAGAGGACATCCTGATTTATTCATGGAAACTCCCGAAGGTGAAGTAATAGGAGTAGAACTCAAAGGTTATAGAGATGAAACCTTTAGACAGTTCGTTCAAGGAGCTGTACAGACAGTTCCAGGAATGTGGTCTGTTTCAGATTGGTCTAAACTAACTAAGAGACCTTATCCTTTAATGGGTCAATTACAAATGTATCTTCATTCTGATACTTCTACTAGTTATGGAATAGATAAATGGGTTCTAGTTATGAAGAATAAAAACACTGCAGAGCTAGCTGAGTGTATTATTACTAAAGATGACGATTATATTAATAGACTAATAAGAAAGTGGAAAGGTTTCTGGGCTTATATTGAAGCTGGAAGACTTCCAGATAGATTCTTTGGAGATGATAGCATAGAATGTCGAAGATGTCTGTTTCGTCAAAAGTGTTGGAATCTTGGTGAAGTATTTACTTCAAAAGAGGATGTAGTTCACGTTAAAGGTTTAGAGAAGTTTGCTTCTATGCGAAGAGAAGGAAGTCTTTTAAAGAAGGATGCTGAAGGCCTATTAGAAGAATCTAGAATGGCTTTTCTAACTGAACATATTAATAAAGAAGCTACTAGGATAGAGTGTGACGGTCTTACAAGTACTGTAAGCGAAAGAAATAGAAGAGGTTTAGATAGTACAGAAGTAAATAAGGTTCTGGCCTATATGCTAGAAAAAGGTAATATTGACGATCAACAATATGATGATTGTTTTAATGATGTAAGTTATCAGGAGGTTAGATTTAAAGATGTTAAACCCCGAGATGCCTGATACTAAGTCTATGAACTTTGAAGAATTGGTAGAGTATCGTAAAGGTATTGGTTATAATGTTTATGGAGTAGAATTAAGTTATGGCGTGATTGTAGATAGTGCTTACTATAAAGATGTTACATGGGAATGCATAGAAGAATTAGCAGACGCTTTTGTATATTTAGACTTTGAAAGAGAAAAGTTGATAAACAGATCTTCTAAAGTAAATGTAAGAAGGATAGAATCTATTCAGAATAGAGTTAAAGACTGCGTAGTATTTATAAACAATTATAGAGACCTAATTAAAGAAAAATTTCCAGAACTTTTGGAGGATACATTACAAGATGAAATTCGCACCGGTACTGTCAGAGAAGTATGATCCAGCTAAATATTCCAATTATCATTTAGTATTGGCAAATGAAGTTATTAGTGATAACAGTTACGCTAATTATTATAGCTCACTCGCTATCGACCATACTATTATTCTAGATAGCGGAACTGTCGAAATAGGTTATGCAGATTCTGAAATGATATTTGCAGCAGTAGAGAAATTAAATAGAGAAGTTATTGTAGTTGCTCCAGATTTCTTAGGAGATAAAGATCGTACAATATTAGAGACTGAAGACTTTCTAAGTCAGGATGGATGTCCTGGCAAAGATAATGTAATGATAGTACCTCAAGGTGAAACTCCTGAAGAGTGGATTGAATGTTTTGATTACTTAGATCTTAATTACAATGAAAAGTTTAAGTGGGTTGGGATCCCTAGGATATCAGAAGACTTTCCAGGAGGTAGAAGTTGGTTGTATCAAAATGTAATGCAGATACACCGTAGGAGGAGGAGTATGAATGATCAACCTAAAATTCATCTTTTGGGACTACAACATACTTTAGATGAGATAGAATGGGCAAAACATTTCAGTTCTAGAATTGTAGGTGTTGATAGCAGTGCTCCTCTTAAAGCCGCAGAAATTAACGTTTTATGTTCTGAAGTTGTAGACTTTAGATTACTTACAGATATAAATGTAAATCCTTCAGAGGATTTAGTAGCCGAAAGAATACAAGAAATGGTTGAATATACTTCTTTCAGATGGAGTGTTAAAACTCAGGGAGAATTAATAAATGGAGCCTAAATATCCTGGATGTAATTGCGAAGAGTGTCCTTTAAAAGATGAAGGTTTTGTTCCACCTAGCGGACCTGAAGATTCTGATATCTTATTTATAGGACAAGCTCCTGCATATTACGAAGTTAGGAGTGGTAAACCCTTCTCAGGACCTTCAGGTAGTGTACTCGATGGTTCTCTAGAGAGTGTAGGATTACGTCGAGAAGACGTAAGAACAGATAATAGTGTACTTTGCTTTAATGCAGCAGGTTCAGGAGATCCTTCAATAGCTGCAGTAAGAGCATGTAATGGGCACATTAAAGAGGCTTTAAGTAAATCTAAATATGTTGTACCTATGGGCAATAGTGCTTTAACTGCTATCTTTGATAAAGAAGTTGAAGGAATAACTCAATATGCTAATACACTATTCAGGCATAACGATAATATTATTCTTCCGCTAATACATCCAGCATTTTATCTTAGACAGTCAGGTGAAATGTTTAGAGACTTTTTAGAGGGTATGGCTCTACTCAAAGATCAAATAGACGGAGGTACTCTTTGGAATGACTTAGACTTTAAGTTTACAGTATTTAGGACTGTAGATGAAGTGATTCCTTTTCTAGAGAACCTCAGAGATAATCCTCCAGAGACTCTTGCAGTTGACTTAGAAACAGATTTCCCAGATCCCGTAAGAGGTGTTATAACAGGTGTTTCGCTTTGTAGTAGATATGATGAGGCTTTTATTATTCCTTGGGACTCTAACTATTTGGAAAGTCACGGAAGCGATATTGAACCGCTTTTGGAATATCAAAACGTCTTCGACTTGCTCAAAGAAGCTTTAGAAGCTCAAGATGGAGTAGTAATGCATAATGCTCCTTTCGATGCAAGACTATTACGTCGAGAGGGTATAAATATTAGAGTCAGAGATGACAGTCTTTTAATGCATTATGCTTTAGATGAAAGAGCAACATCTCAAGGATTAAAGAAAGTTGCTAAAGTAATGTTAGGTATTCAAGATTGGGAATCTGATCTTAAACAATACTTACCTAATAAGGCCGCTCCGTATACTATGATACCTCCTGAAGTATTATATCCTTATGCTGCTAGGGATGCATGCTATACTTTAGTCTTGAGAGATTTACTTAGGAAACGTTTAGATGCTCCGGGAAACGAAGGTCCGTCATCTTTATACGAAAATATCTTAACTCCTTGTAACGAACTACTAATGGCTCTTAGTTTAGAAGGCGTGTCTATGGATTCGCAAATTCTTGTAGACGCTATGACTGAGATGCCTGCTAAGCTTACAGAGCTAGAAAAAGAATTAGAAGAGTTGTCAGGAGATAGATGGTTTAATCCTAGAAGCCCTAAACAGATTTCTGAAGTTATGTTTGGAAAACTTGGATTGAGACAGATTAATGGAACTAGTACAAATAAAGAAGTATTAGAACAGCTCTCTGGAGAACATGCTTTTGTAGATACTCTTATAGAGTATAGACAGTATCTAAAAGTATCTTCTACCTATATGGAAAACTTTGCTAAGAGTTACCAAAATGGTAAAGGTTATCCAGATCTAAGATTATTTGGAACTGTTACAGGAAGGTTAAGTGGTAGTAAACTTAATCCTCTTACAATGCCTAGAGAGAGTAGAGGTGATTTATATCGTTCTATAAAGAATGTATTTATAGCAGATCCAGATTGTTTCTTATGGGCTTCAGATTACAGAGCTGCTGAATTAAGAGTTATGGCTGTATTAGCAAACGATGATTGGTTAATAGAACAATTAAGTAGTCCTGATATAGATTTTCACTCTATAATGGCTGAACAAATATTCGGCGAAGAATTTATGGGTGCGGATAAATCCAGACAGAAGGAACTTCGAGTTATAGCAAAGATGTTCGTCTTTGGTCTTAACTATGGAAGAGAAGCTCCCTCAATAGCTAAACAGTTAGGTTGCGGCATTAATGAAGCTACTGATTTAATAGCAAAATATTTTAAACCAATGCCTAACGTATTAGCATGGCGTAAAGAAATGGAACGTACAGCTGTTGAAGATGAATATCTAGAGAATCCTTTTGGAAGACGAAGACGCTTTTCTTTAATAACAAAAGATAATATTCATGATATAAAGAAGCAAGCTATTAACTCTCCAGTACAAGCTACAGCTAATGATCTTAACTTACTAACTATGGAAAGGATTAGAAGAGAGCTTGGACCTGAAGTAAGAACATTATGGCCAGTACATGATAGTATACTAATGAATGTTAAGGAGACAGTACCTAACGAAACACTATATGATCTAAGAGATATACTGTTTAAATATCCCAGTGAATTACTAAAGACAAGACTTCCTTTCTTTATTGATATCGCAGTAGGATATGCTTGGGGAACCTTAAAAGAAGTTAATGAAATTGAAGAGATTAAGGGTGCTTTAGCTCAACTCACACCTAGCAACTCAGCATCATAGTAAGGTTTGAATGTTTAAAAGAAGCATCCCTATAATTAATTAAGGTGTTACACACTATTTACTTTTTTATGGAGGTAGTCAATCGTGGCTAAAGTTAAAGGATACTCTTACAAACGGAAGGGTAAAACCATCCGAGTAAAGGGTTACAGTCGCAAAAAGTCCAAGAAACGCTAGTCTTGACTACTTTGGACATTAAAGTTAAAATATTGAAAGGAGGGAACACCTTATGATTGAGTCAGTTATTAACGCTTTGGTTGCAGGTCTGATCGGCACGATTTCTTTTGTAGTTATCAAGAGTGTCGTTGCGGCTCAGAACACCACAGGTTGGTCTGCAGCTGAAATTGCCATCGTGACAATTATTCCTGTTGTTCTGGCGATCTTGGTCGTCGTCGGCATGTTTATGGGTCTCACGAAGCTTCGTTCCTAAGTGGAAAATCCTATTAGGCAAAATTTTGAAAAAGGAGGTTAACTTATTATGATTGAGTCAGTTATTAATGCTCTAGTCGCAGGTTTGATTGGTACGATCTCCTTCGTTGTAATTAAGTCTGTTGTTGCAGCCCAGAACACTACAGGCTGGAGTGCAGCTGAGATTGCTATCGTAACTATTATCCCTGTTGTACTCGCGATTCTCGTAGTTGTGGGTATGTTTATGGGACTAACTAAGATGCGAGCTTAGGGTTAACTATGGGCTGATTGCCCAGGGTATTGGGGATTCAGAACTTTTCGTAGCTGTTCTGGATCCCCATTTTTTATTCTAGGAGTTTCCAAATGGGTCTTGATCATAGGTTTGGGGGAGATCATCCTCTTTCTTCTGGTCCTGCTAATGTACCAGAGCCTGAAGAATTACAACAAATTACAGAATCTGAACCTGAATCTGTAGATACTTATGAACCGCCTGAAATGATCTCTTCAGGTATTCATGAAGTGTTTACTCAGGAAGATATTGATTCTGCAGCTGATGATTGGCAAGATATAATGGATGCTCAGGAGCCAGATCCAGAACCTGAGTATGAACCAGATCCTGAACCTGATCCTATACCTGAACCTGTTGAAACTTTTATAGAAGATGACATCTTTTTCGATCAAACTGCTTCAGATGAAGAATATGAAGAGATAATAGATGCTGCTATTGAAGCAGCTATAGAAGAGCCTGTTGTAATAGTTCCTGCACCTGCTATAGGACCTCAGGAATCCGAACTTCCATTTATAGCTCCTCCTGACGAAATTATACTTCCTGATTCAGTTACATCTGAAAGTCAAGAAGAGACTGAAACTAACGTTGAACTAGCTACTATTGCATTACAGACTGAGAAAGATTTATTAATAGTAGAAACTCAAAATGATAACTTTGAAGAACTTGTTGAAAATATAGAAACAGTAACGGCTTCAGACGTGTTTAGGCAAGAAGCTGTAGGTAGTATTACTTCAGAACAAGCTGCTACTGTTTTAACTGAGATTAAAGGTAATCAAGAACAAGAACAACACGCTGCTCAGGTAGAGGCTTTAAGGCCTGCTACAGAGATTCAAGAAAGCTTAACAACCTTAATCGAAATGGAAGGTGAAGGTTCAAGTTTCTTCTCTACCGTAAATAATCACTTTACAAGACATGTAGAATCTAGAACTGAAAGAGGTCTAGTTACTGATGAGGCTGAAGCAACTAGACTTTTTGAAACTATCCGAGATCAGTTAGCTCCTCAGTTAAAAGATCAGATAACCCACTTAGTATCTTCGGGAAACACTAGTATTATAAATGCTCTAGATCATGGTTTTACTGAGAGAGAACTTAGAGATTTTGGTTACACTACTGAACACTATCAAAATGCAGTAGAAACTAGAACTATTAGAGACGCTGTTATTATCAGCCATCAAGGAAATGTAATAGAGGCACTTGTAAAGAGTGAAGATGTTACAGAAGATAATTTAATTAAATTATATTCTGAAGAGACTGTAGCTCAAATAGTTAACGTTTCTAACTTCGCAGACTCTGAAGGAATTGTAGATCCTTATGCTGCTATAGTTACAGATTCTGACAACATAGCAGAAGATCTTAAATTGTTCTTTAACGAAGATTTTATAGATACTCTAGGAGAAGTTAGTGAGTATATTGAAGTTGGAGAAGAGGGTGAAGAGTCTTTAGTAAATGCAGAAAGTTACGTTAGAGACAGCCTTGAAGATGGTGATCTAGAAGTAGTAGAAGAGAATCTAACTAAGTTAGGTTTCTCTAATGCTTCATCTTATATCGAAAGCGTACAGACAATTGTAAAGGCCGAAATTGCTACAGATGTAATTGAAGAAGCTATAGGTATAGAAGATCTAAATAATTTCGAACCAGATAATAAAACTAGATCCAGTAAAATATTTACATTATATGCAAGAACAGAAAATTCTGATTCCCAAGTATTAGTAGACTACGGTTATCCTGAAGATATTTCTGAAGGTATAATAGTAGTTAAAGATTTTATTGATACTGAAGGTGTTTTAGATTCTTATGGTGCTGCTCTAGGTGGTAAGACTAAAGAAGAACTAGAGGGTGCTGGTATTACAGAAGCTGATGCTAATTCAGCCACTCAATGGGGTCGAGTATCTAGAGCTATTTATGCAGATATTGGAGTACGTCCAGAAAATGTTACTCCTCTACAAGCAGCTAAATCTCAAGGTATTTATGGTACTTCAATACTATTTGGAGATAACATTGCTTGGGCTGCAATGCATACTGTTCCACATCTTACTAAAGATGGTACCTTACTACCTCAAGTAGCTATGGCTAACGGTTTAAATAGTAATCATTTAATTACTTTGGGCGTTCCGGAAGAGAGAGTAAGGAATCTTCGAACTTTATCTACGTACTTTAATAAAGATAATAGAGAATACGATACCGCTTTAATGTGGTCAGATCCAGAAGCTCGAGAAGCAATCTTAAATCTAGCTCCTCAAGATACCGATAGTTTAGAATCAGCTTTTAAGTTCGGAGAAGCTAGAGAAACCTTTAGACTATCTTTTGGTATTGATTCGTATTCAGACGATCCAGGAATAGATGCTCCTACAGACCTCAGTACTGCTACTCCTATAGCTTTTATTCATCAAGGCGGTGATCCTCAAGTTCTTAAAGATATGACTGTCGATCCCGAAACTGTAGATGCGATAGTTACTTTAAATAACTTTGGAACGATATCTAGAGAAGGTAGTATAGATATTAGAAGATCTATGGATCATAACGAAGCTGAACCTGATAAAGGAATTAAAGCTGCGTTAAGAACTTTAGAAGTGTCTTGGGAAGATATAAACAAACAAGAGAAAAGAATAGAAGAAGCTCCTTTAGTAAGAGCTGCTCAATCTAGACTTGGATTAACTGATAGTAGTCTGCCTGATGAGATAACAGGAGATGTTAGTACTTTTAATCCTACTAAATACTATCTAGAAAACGGTCCTGAAGATTTTACAATTGCAAAGTTTAAACCTGAATACGTTGAAGCTTTAGAAACTTTATATAACAACGATAGAATAGCTTCTGATGGCTCGCTGTTAATAGGTAATTTAATCACTCTTAAAGATGATTTTACTACTGAATGGGTTCCTGCTGCAATACCTTTAGAAAACGAAGAGTATCAAGCTTTAACTACTTTAGGAGTCGATGTAACTGAGATTCCAGAGTATGAAAGCTATATGCATTCTTTAGTAAAGACTGAAGGTGTTCCAGATGAGCTTAGTTTAATTACTGAATACGATTCTAATGGTGAGCTAGTAAGATCTTCTCAGGATATGGTCTTAGCTAGATTAAATATAATTAACAATCCTGGAAGTAATAGAGAAACTCCAGATGAAGTAAGAGAAAGAGAATCTGGGAGAGGTTCTCTAGCTTCTATATCTAGAACATCTATTCCTGATATTGCTTCTATAGCTAATATTAAGGGCGTCGATAATATTATCAATTACTTTGATTGGAGTGGACCTCAGGAAGTAGTAGATTTAGGTAAAAGGTATTTTAATTATCTACGTACTCAGAAAGAGAGAGATAAAGAACGAAGAGAGCAAATAGCTCTTCTAAAGGCAGAGGGTGAACTTGCTTTAGAAGACACTAGATTCATTTCTGCTTTATCTGGTGATCAAACGTTTACTCCTAACGTTGCAACTCTTTGGAAGTCCGTAACTTCGGATGATAAGTTTGACTATGAAGATTATTTACCAGGTATGTTGCCTTTAGATTCTAGAACTCCTTTAGGTGTTAGGGATCAAGCAAGAATAGCTGCCTCAGGAGAAGGTATAGGTACTCAGGCAGCTCTTATGGCGGCTGGAGCCGTTATGGGTATGGTAGATCCTCTTCAGATAGGTTCAGATGTAAAAGAAGGTTGGGGTGCATGGGAGCAGGAACAAGAGCTTATCGATCAACGTAGAGCAGAAAGAATTGAAGCCTTAACTTCTACAGAATTAGCAGAAGAGGAACGAGTTAAAGAAGAGGGATTGTCTAGAACTGAAATGATGTTCTCGTCTGCAGCACTTTCAGGAATTGATTCAAAAGGGCCTTCAGCAGATGTAATAAGAATGATTCCTGGCCAAGAAGATTATGCTCCAGGTAGAATAGAATGGTTTACTAAAATGATGGCTGTAGGTATGGTTCCTGGAGTAGGAACTGTTCAAGGTGTTACTGCAGCTATTAAAGCTCCAGAACATATTTCTAGAAGCATGGCTATAGGTCAAGCTGTTGGCTCTACTATTATGGATCTAGCTTTCTTCCTTCCTTTGGCAAAAATTAGAATACGTCCTTCAACCATTAAAAATACTGGAGTGACACATATTTCTAATAGAGCTGATGATGCTATAAGAGAGTTTTCTAAAGCTCGAGATGTTCTATTAAAACAAGGTAAAGATGCTCCTACACTAAAATTTGAAGAAGTCTCTAGTTATGACCATATACGAGAAGTTAATAGAGTTATAGATAATCTAGAAGACGTTGAGGGATTAAATATACTTCCAGACGAGTTAGTCGTTTCGAATAATTTAGATCCTATGCACGTATCAAATTCTATAAACGCTCGGAAGGGTATAATAGATCATCTAGATAGTAAGGTAACTGTTGAAAATCTTCTTGATGATGTAAACTCTCCTAAAAATATTTCAGACAAAGTTAAATTAGAATTTGAAATCGATACTAACGTACCCGATCCTAGATTAAATTCTGAAGATCTTAATACTGTTATTCAACTTCTTAAAGAAGACAAACCTGAAAGTGTACAGATTGAATATTGGGCAGTTAAGGAATCCAAAGATTCTGCTCCAGCAATAAAACCAGAAGGTACTATTAAATCTAAAAGTCCTGCTGCAGAGATTGCAGAACTTCGTAGATCTGCTAATTCTATTGAAGAACTTAATATCCCAAGCATGAAAGAGACAATACGTGCTAATGAACAAAACCCTAGTGGAGGTATTGATAGAGCACAATTTTTAGACGAATCTTTAAATCGTTTAGAAGAACAAGTAGCGAGTAAGAGAAGTAGAGCGGATCTTCTTGAAAGAGGAGAGACACCAGAAGACTTTTCAACAATAATATCTGAAGGAGATTTACTATCTTCAATCAATAGAGTTACTCCTACTGAACTTAAAGCTTATGTTGATGGTATTCGTGAAGCACTTGAAGAAGCAGATATAACTGTAGTTGTTAAAGTTAAAGAAGGAAAGGCAATAACTGCAGATCAAGTATTGACTCCTGATGAAATAAAATTTATACCTGAACAATCTAAGTTCGACGCTGCTGCAGAAGGTTTTGGAACTCCTCCTAAAGATGAAGTTGTAAAGATGCCTTCTGAGGATGATTTTTTTACTCGTTTAGATGATCAATGGGAGCCAGAGGGTACATCAGATTTTAATATTCAAGATATTATAGGACCTGGACCTAGCGATGGCCCTACGGCATTTACAGGAACGTCTGCTGTTATGGAACGAGTAGGTGCGGAAGTACAGCCTCAAGTATCTTCTGCTCAACTACAACAAGCTATGCAGCAAGCAGACAACCTAGGTATACAAATAAAAGGTACTGTAACAAGTCCTGAAGATTTAAATTACTATGTTCAATATACTACTGAAACGACAGCTACACCTGTAACTCTTTCTTTCACTGACTTCTTTGGTCCCGCTTTAGGTACTTCTCTATCTTCGACTATGGAACAATATAGAGGTCTTGATTATGCTGAGTTACCTAAATCTTTATCTGTTACAGGTTATACTCCTGTAATTGATTTGTCTGCCTATAACTTTAATACTTCAGGAGAAGCTTCAGCTGTTCCAACGTCTTATACCCCCTACTTTAGTAGCTATATTGGAGAAGACCAAGTAAGTCAGGGAATTAATCCTATTCTCTATAATAGAGGTTTAGAAGGTTTAGCTATAGCCCCTAATATAGGTTCTAATAAATCTCCTCAAGGTCTATTAGGAGGAGTAGATACTATAGGTAAGTTTGATAAAACGATTCCTATGATGTTAACTGCACCTGATAATCCAGTAAGATTTGAACCAGGTAAAGGTTGGGTTCAAGATACTGGAGAGTATACTTTTACTGATGCTACAGGCGGTCAAGAACAAAGAATAATATCTACAGGCACTGGAACAGAAGGAATGTCAGGTGTAACACCTTCTGAATTTACAAGTCCGGGCTCTAGACAATTTGTAGGTCCTGGATCTAAACAATTTGTAGCTCCTGGAGAGGGTATATCTAGTAGTCCTGTTTCAGGCACTAGGTCGAGTACTAGTTCTTCTACAAGCGCAGCTAGTAAGGCGGGAACTAAATCATCTACTAGTTCAGCAACTAAATCAGCAACTAGCTCTGGAACCAAGTCTGCTACAAGTGCTACTACAGCTTCAGCTCAATCAATTCAGTCAGCTATGTCCACAGGAACAGCTTCTGCAGTTAGTGTTTCGACTGGAGTTAGTGTAGATGTATCTCCTTTAATATCTCCGGCGATCAAACCTGTAGTTAAACCTAAACTTAAGGATAAGCTTAAGGAAGATACAAAAGTTAAGAGTCCAAAATTACCTAAGAGAAAACCTAAAGTTAGGGGAAAGGATAAGGATAAGAAAGTGGACGAGAAATATAAGGCAGCTAATATTAAAGGTGCAGTAGCTTGGAAGCAAGATGATGTTACTGGTGTTTATGTAATTTGGTATCCTCCGTATAATTTAGAGACTTTAGATTATGCTCTTCAAATTCCTGGGGGAGTTAAACGAGTAAAGACTATTCAAACTGCTTGGAGATGGATACATAATAGAGGAGGTGAGGTACCTGAAGATTCTTTAAGAGAAGTAGCTCTACTAGCTAAATCGTCTGCTCCTAGTCCTGCAAGTACTTTAGATGATATCTTGGGAGGAGAAGGAAAATTAATATTAAAGTAGGTTAATTATGAGAAATATTTTAAGAAGGCAGTTTCATTGGGTTTATGGTAAAACGGGTATGGGTAAACCTATAGTTATGGGTCCTTATAGTGAACATTTAAAAGCGAATACAATTTCTGAGAAATTAGAAGATGGTAGAGTCTTCAGTCTCAATACTCGAAATATGCAGCAAGCTACAAGAACTATTAAAGCTCAACTCGTTCAATCAACAGGTAAAATAGATGAACATATTCAAAGACATGGACACTCTGTAGAAGGTCAGAAGGTTTCTTTTGATAATCCTACTTCTAGTTTAGCTAACGAAATTATGAGATCCTCAGATTAAATTAGGTTATAATTTTTCAAAGGAGGTTTAATTTGGAACTTATTATAACGCTTATAAAATCATTCAGTCTTATGATGGGTATCTCAGGCGGAACATTATTAGTATTCGGTCTAGCGATGATCGTTTGGGTCCGCAAGAACGCTAAGTCAAAAGTATTTGCATTTTTTGTAGAACCTAATAGAGAATTAACCACAGAACTTATTACAATAGATCCTCAAAGCAATCCAGATAAAGTACGTTCGGAAGATGGCGGCGATTATCTAATACATCCTACTAAAATGTTTTGGCATTCATGGCCACCTGGATTTCCATCTTGGGTTAAAGAACCAATTCCTGCTTGCTTATATGTTAGAAATCAAGCAGAACCTTTAGATCCTGTAAACACTAAATCTATATTAACTGCTCACTCTCTTCGTTATATGACAGATGAAGAAATGTTAAGACAAACGTGGAAAGATGCAAGAGAACAATTAGATGCAGATAAACCATTCAATCAGTCAAAAATAAGTTTATATCTTTCTGTAGCAATAGTAATAGCACTTTGTGCTGTTGCTTATATGTCTTATAATAGTATGTCTATAATGCAAGAGATTCAGTTACTACTTCAAGGAGCTGCATCGTAATGGCTATAATACCTAGAGGTTTACTTGATGATGAGATGGGGGAGGATCCTCGTCCAGCTCCTTATAAAGTATTATTTGATAGTGACGATACGGAGTTAATTAAAATAACAGAAACTCCTACAAGAATGATACTTCCAATGGTTAGAATGGCTTTGATTGATCAAGCTACCAATAAAAAAAGAAAGGAGTCTCTCATAAGTATTTTTATGAGAAACTTTGACTCTAGAATGATTTCTAGAGATCGTAAAGGAAGAATAGAAGCAGTTCAACTCCTTCAAAATAGAAGAATGGAAGAAGAAGGGTCTGACGATATTCCGTTATAGGACATTAAATTATGGCTACAGAATTAATAACACCAGATACAGAACTAGTAACTGCTACTCCACAGCAGGTAGAAAAACCTTGGAACAAACTTACTCAAGCTGAACAAAGAGTTCTTATAGCTCAGGCTAAGCAAGAAAGGATTCTCCAAAAACAAGCTGAAGCTATAGGTTCTCTAGTACGTAACATTACATTATTCGAAGGTAAAAAGGGTAGAGGTAAAACTCTAGCTGCAGTAGCTATGGCTTATCAAATGAGAGAGTTTTTTGATATTCCAACTACTGTTATAGGCTCCAGTATGGATCTTACTGATAAATATGGTCCTTACACTTTCTTAGATGAGAGAGAGTTTATAGATAATCTAGATCGCATTACCAAAATCAGTAAAGGTACTGAAGATGCTGAAGTAGGTGATGCTATAGAACAAGTTATGGATAATATGGGAATCTCAATCCATAATTCTCTTCTAGTATTCGACGAGGCTTACAAGTTCTTCGATGCTAGAACTCCTTCTGATAAGTTAGTTAGAGTATTCGGATACTTTGTAGCCCAGAGTCGTCATTATAAATGTAGTCTATTCTTAATATCTCCAAATAGAGATATGATAGATAAAAGAGTACGTAGACAGATAGATTGGTTTGCTAGATGTTTTACAAATAAGAGAACCAACATTACAACTGTAAGACTTACAGGCGGTGTTGAATCTTGGAAGCTTAGAGTTAACGGTCCTACCTATTGGGATATGTATGACACTCATGCTATACTTGGTTTTAGAGCTAAGCATCTCAATATAACGACAGAACAACAATGATCTTGACTCTTACAACCTCAGGAAGAAGAAAAGCTAAGGACGTTATGGGTAAAGGGATAGAGCAATCTATCCTTTCTACCTTAGAAGAGAATGGTCCTGCTACTATCGAAGAACTAGCAAAAGATATTGCCATTGCAGAGTTTAAAGTTAAAGAAGCTGCTGCTAAGCTAGCTAACGGCAATTATCTTACGAGGGAAGACTAATGCCTGCTCTGTTTTTTATCTTAGGATCTGTAATGCTATTTATGTTTATATTTATAGCAGGCAAAACAGGTCTAGGTACTATAAAACCTTTACTCTCAGTAGCTTATGTGGGTCTCTGGTTATATTGTATGTTTGAAGCTGTAATGATATTTTCTACAGATAGAAAAAAGGGTAAAATGACTGTAGAAGAAGTACAGTCTGAATATGGAAGAAGAATTGGAGGAGGAAGAAGGAGAAAAAGAATTAGTACTCAGGAAGCTTATGCTGCAAGGATAGCAGCTTATGGTGAAGTATACAAAAGATAATGTTTACATTTGAACAAAGACATATTTTATTGTTTGCAGTAATTGGAATTGTATTAATAGCTACGTTTATAGTTTTATATGATACGCCGTAATATAGTAATCACGTCACTCCTAATAATTGTATTAGCTCTCATTCCGATGAGGGCTTTTGCTCTGTCTGATGTTCCAAATAAATTTGAAATTATAGACGTTATCAAAGCTCGTAGTGTAGTAGAAGTCGGAGATGCTTTATACATTATGCAGTACAATGTAGAATATACTGCACCAGCTTGGAGTTCTGCCTTTGATTCAATAGGAGGTTCAGGTTCAGGTATTGATGGAACTTTCCTAGGTGCTCTAAGAGACTATGATAGTACAGGTCCGTCCTATAATGATGCTGCTGGATTAATTGGAGGTATTTATACTGGCTCTAGTTTACAAGAAGGGTACGGATACGGAATTTGGTCTATATATGCATCTGCTAATACTTATGCTACTTACACATTTCCTAATGAAGAAGTTTTGTGTATGTTTAACGGTGCAAATGGGCCCGCTAACCAACTAATATGTAAAAATGCAGGTGACTTTGAAGAAGTAGGTTATGACAACCTAATAAATAATAGCGGTCTTCAGACTGAAGTAGTTAAGATGTTTAATACTTTGGAGATTCAATGGGACCAGATTAACCAAACCCAGAATAGTGGAGCTCCAAATAGTATTGACTTAATAAATATAGCCTCTAATGGAGAACCTCTATTAACTGCTTTAGGTTCGGATTATGCAAATAATACTATACTTAAATTAAAGTTAGCTTTGGTAGACCTCTTTGAGGCGGGTACTGTTTCACCTAGTTATATAGAAGAAACTTTTGATACTACTTATTCAGACAATATGACTAACTATTTTGTAGGTACTGATTTAGATCAAGATCCTGCGTCAGGCTCTCCTTTAGTTATGTTAGGTGTCTGGTTAAGTATGCCTACTATAGTTGTTTCTACTTTAATAGTTCTTATGGTAGGAGGTAGTATTGCGGGAGCTACTATAATAGCTACAGGACGTTCTGAGATAGGAATGTTCTCGATGATAATGATAATTCAAGTAGCTGCATTTGTTGGAATGATAAGCTTTGCAGTAGCAGCAATCTTAGCAATGTTAGGAGCTTTAGCATTGGGTTACATATTCTTCTATAAGAGTAGTACATCTTGAAAAAGAAAAATCTAGTAACTATAATATTAATAACACTTACTACTCTTCTTTTAGGAGGTGTAGTTCAAGGGGATTCGGTACACGTAGGAGGAGCTGCATTAGTTCAGGGTATTGAAGTTCCTGCAGCCTCTGTTGCGGCTGTAGATGTTACTGTAGCTGTAAAAATTGATAGTGAATCCGAAATAGCTTCTGGTATAAGCGACGATGAAGTAGGAGATACTGGAGTTGCAACTGCTTTGATAACAATGCAATTGCATTCAGGAACTACTGATGTTCCTTTTATGCCTGGAACTAAGAATCAGCCAATACTTCAATATATAGATAAAGTGGGGACTAATGTTACCTCAGGTACTACTACACCTGCTTATAGTGGAGTAGGTGAAGATTTATTACCCTCTGCCCCTGCTGAAGAAGTATTTATGGCTATAGATCATAGAGCTCTTACTTTAGAAATGGATATGGGTCAAACTTCTTCAGGTACTTCAAGTGATTGGGAACTATACTATTTTAATCCTACAACCAATCTTTGGGTACTTTTTCCTGATGCTGAGGCACGTTTTACTACAACAGTAGGTCTTACAACTTTAAGTAGTACTACTGATCTACCTCTTGGGTGGACTAAAGGTACTCCGACAGACTTTGTAAGTATGACAGCTAATGCTTATTGGATTAAACTTAAACAAATAGCTGTAATAACTCCAAAGGTTCCGCAAGTAAAAACGATAGAATATAGAACAGGAATCATGTTGTTTCATATGGATGAACATCAGATAAGCTTTGCGCAAGACTTCCTAGTCTATAAAGGAGGTACTACTACAATGAGAACGTTTAATAGTTATTTTCCAGGCTTTGATGGAATTACCCAAGCAGATCAGCCTTATCTAGAAATGAATTATGGAGCAACTACATCAGGATCTACTGATTGGGGTTTTGAAAGTTCTGTAGGCCTTAATTTAGACAAGAATGAATCGGGAAGTATATTTTCTAAATCAGGTTCTATGACTTTTAACTTTACTACAGCTGCTGCAGCTGGAGGTAATAACGCATTTACATTGTCTACGCCTGGATCTTCAAGCTACTACGGAGAATGGTCACATAATGAAAATGATGGTGGTGGTTATTATTCAGGAGCTGGAATAGAATCTCACTCAAAAGGATTTACTAATAAAGCAAGTAAATATAAAACAGCGAGAGAAGAAGATAATTCGGATAGCGTAACCTCAGATACCGGCGTAGTCGGAATAAGTAATTTAAAAGGAACAGATCCGGGGGGAACTGACACTACTCCCGTTTTTGGAGCGAAATTAAATGACCCTAGTTAAACATGCAGACAAGTCCTGGATTTTAACCTGGACTTTAAGTCTTTTAACGATTTTAGGTTTTATAGGTTTACTAGTATATTCTAGTTTACCTACAACTGTACTTGCTAGTCATGATCCTACAGCAGATCCCGATGACCCACATGCTGCCTTTAGAGTAGTTGATGTTAGGGAGGCTTACGGCAGGTTAGTACTTGAAGTTCAACACTTTAAGTCTAATGGAGACCATTGGTTCTATGAAGTTTATACTTGGGAAGGTACAGAAGAATTTAATAGACTTCCAGCTATTAATCCTCAGGGTCAATTATTATTAGAAGATAATAGTATTGCTCCTTATATTGCTAATCCTGAATATAATGAAGTAGGTATACTAAATCTAGACGAGTACAGAAAGGATGTTCCTCCAGAAGTACAGTACATACCAATTAAGAAAGTAGAGTTTGAATTCCAAAAGGTAATAGAGGATGTAATTCCGTCAGATCCAGGAAAAGATACTTACTTTCAGTTTCTTGTAACTTCAGGGGAAACTATAGGCTGGGAACAAGAGCAAGTTCTACAGAAACTAGGCCCACCCCTATCCAGTTCAAATAACGTAGTTGGAGATTTAGCCCCCGTAGTTGGGGATACATTAACTTATATTTACAGTGATGGTCCTGAACTACAATATTCTAATGAGACAGCCTTAAATAAAGAGGCTATTATTCAACAGGTAGCCTCTATTCATCAAGTACGCACAGAAAAGGGTTGGACAGGTAATAAGGGTAGAGTATTATCTCCTGAAGTTAAAAGCACTCCTAAATCAATAGAGGGAGCTAAACTTCTAAGTATTAGATTTGCTCATCTACAGGGAACTACTTATTTTGAAGATGGAACTATATTTAATGGAGACACTGATCTCTTAGCAGGTATTGACGATTATTTTGAGAGAGTTGATTTAAGGACTGATAGAAGTAAGACCTACAGTATTGGAGAAGATCTATATAGAACTGAACTGTATCAGACTGCTATTCATAGTGAAAATGAAAATGGAGAACTCTTAGATATATCCTATGACTTCATCAGAGTGCCAGATACCGATACCTGGGTAATGGGGACTCATCCAGATTATAAAGTTATTGCTGATGAATCTACTCTAACTATAATAGATCCCACAGACACATATGGAGGTAGATGGTATACTCCTGCTCCTCTAACTTTTAAGGATAATACTGCTTACTACTATGATGATGGATTAAAGTGGGTCTATTCTCTAACTCCTTCTGGAATAAAACTTGATGCTGAAGTTCATGAACCTAGGGGAGAAAGAGACTATGAATTTACTTTCTTACCTTTGGGTGAAGGTATACAACCCTTTAGAATAGATAGTGATGGTAATGCAGTAACTGCTGATAGAGCTGTATCCACTACAGGTGGGGAAATTTACTTTGACTTTACTTTAAATGAGAATGATTATAGTATTGAACCTCAGTTAGTTGTTCCACGAGCTTTTGCTGAATTTGGAGAGGATATTAATAAAGTAAGGGTGAGTGCTTCTCCTTGGGAGATAGTAGACGACTATACGATTAAATTTACTTTTGATGATAAGGATATAACGAGTTATCCTTATGTACTTGATCCTACTACTACTATTTCACTAGTTGGAAATCCTCTACAAAATGGTATGATGTTCGGGACTATGTACTGTAATCCTATAACAGCTGGGTTTTACCCAAACTGGACTTGTGGTAGTGTTCATGGAACTGGACCAGAAGACTATTATATAGGTAAGTCTTCTGGTTCAGCTTATGAAGCAAAGAGGGGGATGATTAAGTTTGACTTGAATAGTCTTCCTGCAGGTATTGTTATAACTAGAGCTTATATAGATATGTATAACTTTACTGGTGGAAGGAACTTTGATTCCACAGATTATGGGGATGACCGTATTAATTTCCATAGACTTAGAAAAGAATGGGATATGAACGCAAACTGGACTAAAGCTACCAATAGTGTAAACTGGACAGGAGGTGGTGCTAGTCAAGACTGTTGGCATATAACTGCTAATAGCAATACTGGTTGTGATAGAGATACTGAAGTGTCTGCATCACTTGATGCTTATTCTGCTACCTCTCATCCTAATGATAGCAATGCAGACTGTAACTGTTGGCATAGATGGGAAGGTGAAAAGTTATTAGTAGATGTTAGGCAGATGTATAGTGGTATGCGCCCTAACTATGGATGGGTTATTGAACATCCTCAAGCTGAAAACTCTGCTAAACTGCAGGGTACCTGGGCCTACTGGTATTATGGCTATTATGGCTATAACCAAGTAGTAACACTTGGTCTTGCTACATATGCTCCACATATGACTGTGGAATATACTTTCCCTTCAATTGACAGTTGTGTTACTCAGACTAATTGGTATACAACAAATCAGGGTAGTTCCCCAGCTATGTGGGATGGTCAGATAGCTCACAACAATAACCACGTTGCTGCAACCTTCGTAACTAGAACTAGAGAACCTACAACATCTAATTCTGGGAACGCTAATTATGATACTGATATTACTGATACCCATATTAAAGTAGGTTGGTATGCAAAGCAAGGTATGACAAACGTTTTCTGGATACAACGAGGTGTTGTAATGTACGACACTTCAAATCTTCCAGATGATGCTATAGTAGTAGATGCAAAGTGGCACTTCACAATTAGTGCTAAAGCCAACCAAAATACTTCTGTTACAGCTGAATATGCCTATGATGGGTCTGTTGGTAGTTTCAACTCCTTAGCTAGTCAATCTATAAATTTAGTTGGACTGAATTATACAGACCCTGATGGACTGAATCCTAATAGTGGTTTAGCTGGAGCTAATAGACATGACTTAACTAGTATGACCACTTGGAATACTAATGACTATGGCGTCCTAAAACGTTCTGTAGAACCAATGACAGTAGATATGTATATCTACGATGCAAAACAGAATTCTCAAGGTAATATTAACAATGCAGGAGGAGGCCTTTACGGTCAAACACATTATGTAGATAGTCCCTATCATCATAGAGACCTTACAGACTTTGGTATGGCCTACATAAATAAAACTGGTATTACTAAGTTTGCAATTCTACATAGTGATGATAGACAAGGTGACCCTCCTATTTGGTATAATGACTTGTGGTCTTACCTCAATATAGCCTCTTCTGAGGCAGGTTCTCAGTATGAACATAAGTTAGAAGTTACTTATAGAGTACCTTGTGCTGAAGTGGGTACTGAAGCTACAGATACAGTTACTAATACCGCAGTTAGTACATACTATGGTACAGATGCTAATGACGATTGGAGTTATCAAATAGGTAACTATCCTGCTCAGGGAGCTACTAGAAAATGGCATGGTATGTGGGCTGATTCAGCTCATGCTATGCAGAACGCTTCCATTCTGTATTTGAGTTTTGGTCAACATAGTTCAGGGCAAACTAACTGGTCAACCCTTGCTGGGGATGAATACTACTTTGCTTTTAGATCTGTAGTTAACTTCGATACTAGTAACCTCCCAGATTATACTCAATGTACGTCTGCTACTCATACTTCTTATCCAGCTGTAGATGGAGAGTATCAGACATACAACTCAGCTGGTTATGAATGGTATAACATGACCAATGAGAACAGAACTACTGGCTCCAATACTCAAACAACTGATTCTACATCTACTACTATGAGAGTAGGGTTCCAGATGCATTCTACTCAAAGGAAGTATACTCATCAGTGGCGATCTGAATTACAGTTTGATACTTCAGGTATTCCAGCTAATGCTGTAATTACTGATGCTACCTTAAGGTTGAAGAAAGCTAACTCACCTGGTGTTTATAGTGCTAATTCTGTTGTAGGTATGGAGAGATCTAATACTTGGGGTGCTGGACCTAATGGTACTAGCCTACAAGAGGATGACTATGATAATATGGACTTTAGAGCCATAGCTTTTGGTCAACCAAATGATACTGCTCCAGGTATTAAGTATTTCCAGATTAATAGCCTGGGTCTTGAGAACTCAATAAAGAAAGGTGTTGGGGCTATTACTCAGTTAGGCCTTATGGATTCAAGGATATTAAATAATAAAGAGATTTGGAACGGCAGCAACAGTACTGCTACCTCATGGTATACAGTAGAGAATGGTAACGCTACCACTAAACCTCAATTATCTGTAAACTACTATGTACCTTGTGACAATGGTATTATAGATGCATGGTTAGACCTTGGAATCTCTGGAGCTAGACTATGGTCTAAAAATAGTCCACTAGGAGCCCATAACTGGTTTGGCTCAGGAAATGCATACACACTTAACTCCTTAAAACCTCATCCAGAAAGTGACCTAACAGTTGTGGGAGTAAAGGTAGAAGCTGGGCATGCGGATAACTATGGTTCTGCTGTAGCTAGTGATTTCCATAAACATACTAAAGGCCAGATTACAGAAGAAATACCTGCTGTTAGGATGAACTGGGACGATTATACTAGATTCCAGTTTACTGATGAAGGTCTATATTCTGTAAATACAACTGGACATACTCAAATAGGTTTGCAGTTAGGTAATGACTACTGGGATTATGAACCAGTACATAATGGAGGAGGGTGGTCCTACGAAATTGTTCTCCATTCCTATACTGATGCTACTTCCAGGCCTAAGTTAACTGTTGTTCATGGTTATCAGAATCAAGCAGCTTTCTATTCTAATGCTATACATAATAAAGTATTAACTATCAATACTAGTGGTACTACTTGGGTAAACCCTCTGACTAATACCATGAAACAGGATATAATAAATGGTATAACAGGTCACTTATCTGAAAGTACTTCTTGGAATACTGCTGTTAAAGCCAATATGTCAGTTGGAGAAGTAATAAGGACTGACGATGATACAGTTACTATAACTTTCGGGAATCATAGTACTTATGCTCCTAGTGTAGCTGAAACTATGACCATACTTATACCTGCTAGTGCTACTAACGATGCTCTTGCTAGTCTACCATCTCGTAGTACTTTTCAGGTAGATCCTGTTCCATTTTCTTTTACAGCAGCAACTCCTACAATGGCTACTAATACAGGTCCTTTGACTTTAACCTTAACAGGTGCAGGTCTTCCCCCAGGAGGTAGCTTACCTTTCCAAGGATCAGAAGATGTAAGGATGCAGAAATCTGGTGAACCTGATATTGTATGTTCAGGAGTTTCTGGAGGAGGTAGCTCGTCTGTTGTTAGTTGCCCTACAACTGGAGCACCTGTAGGAGCTTGGGATATTAAAGTTATAAACGGTGCAGGACTAACTGGTACACTTTCTGCTAATACTACTTTATATTCTCCTTGGTCTAGTACAGTAAATGGAGGAGACTTTAGTCCTGGAGGATCAGACTATGGTGTATTTGCTCATGATGCAGTTCCCTACTTCACAGTTCAAGCTTTTGATGAAGTAGAAAAAGAATGGGGTGTCGCTTCTAGTCCTCCTACTTCATTACCTACTACTGCTGGTATGGATGCTGAATTTAATTTAACAAAGACTAGAATAGTAGTTGCTACTTCTACAACTATAACCCCTTTATATGCTTATGAGTTTTCACCTCTAACAGGAGTTATTGGAGGAACATCTTCACCTGCTTCACCAACTCTTATGGGAACTACCTCTTTAGACTTTGGATATGCCGATAATGTTATCGGAACAACAACTACTGGTGGTGACTATTTCTACATAAATGATGTTGACACATCAGCTGCTATAGCTAGCTTCTGGACTAGTACATTAGCTAATACTTCTACTAAACCTACAGCTACTTGTAACGATATTGATGTTACGGTAAGTTATATAGCTGTAGGATGTGATTCTGCTCCCTACTTATTTGTATACAACTTCGATAACGCTACTCCTGCTATAGGTACTAAACTTAGTGATCCTGCTAATCCTCCTACAGCTTCTGTAACTGGAGTCGAGTTTAGTCCAGACATGAATAAGATAGCTATAACTTGGGATACTTACCTATCGGTATACGAGTTTGATGATGCTACAGGAACAATAGGTACTTTAGAAAGTGTTAGCTTAGCTAGTACTGCTACGGGATTAGACTGGCAAAATGAGAATACTACAGGTGTTACATCAATTGCTGCAAGTTCAACCTTAACACCTTTCATACATGCTTGGCCTTACAATACAAGTTTGAGTACCGGAGCTTTTGGGTCTAAATTAACAGACCCAAGTCCTTTACCTTCTGGAGCTGGTACTTTTGTAGGTATACATATAAATGATGATGTAGTAGTATTGGGTCAGAGTGTATCTCCTTACATAACTACCTATGAATATACGGGTACTAGCGATGACGACTTTGCAATCAATAGATTGGTATTAAATTTCGATACTTCATACCTACCTGATGATGCTGTAATTACAGATGTTAAGCTTAACATACCCCATGTTGCCTTAACCGCAGCTAATACATTACCCGGAACTACTCATTGGGACTTATATGTTCAAGAAGGATCTATTGCTGCTGAACCTATATCAGTTACAGACTTTGACTTTAATAAATACGATCTACCAACATATCCAGTTATAGGATCTAAAAATAGTGCCGCAATGACAGGTTCTTCTTTTAGTATTAACTTAAGTGCATCTACTTTCATTAATAGTACTGGAATCTCTCAGTTAATATTAAGACATGAACATGAAGTGAGTTCGACTTCAACTCCTGCTGCACAGACAGATCAGTTTATAGAAATTAATTACGGAGGTCAGGAAGTAGGTAACGAATTCCCTACAGCTTGTACTTCAGATAGTACTTGGGGTACTATACAATCAGATAGTGCATACAATATGTGTAATGCTACTAATGTACCTAAATTATTAATTACTTACACTTCTGTAAGTTCAGGTACTCCTGCAGACCTTGTAACTAATATAACGAGTATTGCTAACATACCAAAATCTGATGGAACTTATACTGTAGGAATACTTGCTAAAGGACCTGTAATAGTTTCTAAGGTTGAAGGTAATAGTACAAATACTACGGATTACGGTTTCAATAGAGTTCAAGTAGATAATCTAAATAGTTGGAGTTTCCATACTTCAAGCGATCCTCAGAAACCTACCTCATTTGTTAACTACACTAGGATATATAGAAATCCTACAACCTATAATGCTATAAATCCCATTGTCGACTGGACTCTGACTGGTATACATAGCTTCCCCGAAAATTGGTTTTACGATTTAGGTACTGATGCTAATATCGATAACGCAGTTTATGAAATTGCAATTCCTTCAAGTTCAGTCTCACCAACGTTATCCAATAACGTAGGTATTGCAAGTGTAGCACCATTAAATGCTGCTTTACCTTCATATTCTCAGTTAGTAGGTATTTCAGATAATACTCCCGATCTTACTACCAGTTCATCTTCGGGAGTTGCAGGACTACCTCTAGAACCCTTCTGGTTATATATAGAGTCTCAAACTGGAATGCCCGCAAAAGTAATGGTTTTGATGTTTGCATTATCATTCGTGATATTTGCAGGTGTTCTAGCCTTTAGATCATTCCAATCTGTAGCAGCATCTTTCATAGTAATGATTATAATGATAGCAGTATTTGCACTATCATTCGGAGGAGTATTCCCATGGTGGATGCTAATAACATTTGCAATGACAGGTGGTATCTTCGTATTCGCTAGGAGAGCATACGTATAATGGCAGAGTGGAATAGAGAATATTTTGATGGGAGAGCATACGTATAATGGCAGATAGAGAATGTTTTGATTGGAATAGAGAATACTATGGTAAAACCCATCCACATAAAAAGTTCTATAACATTCCAGATGTAGAAGGAACTAAACATTTAGATATAGGGTGGAGCGAAGGAGATTTCCCAATAATTGGAGCTACTCTGGGAGTAGATCCTGGTAGTAATCGAAAATTTTGGAACTTTGAACACTCTCCAGAAGAGGATAAAGAAGTAACAGACTTTTATAGAAGTATAAACTTCGAAGAAATAGCTGCTAGTGGGACACATCTACCTTTTGCAAATGGAACTATAGACTCTGTATCATCTCAGCATTCAATGGGAATGGAATTCGATTTAGAAGAGGGATTAGCAGAAGCTATCAGAGTACTTAGGAGCGGAGGTAAGTTAGCAGTTTTAACATGGGTTACTACTGAAGAAATTGAAGAGTTAAGAAGATGGTTGAGAAGTCAACCTGTACAAAATGTTAGAATAAGAAAAAGAGATAAAGATGAAGACACTGATAATTTATTTCTTTACGGAATAGAGTTCACTAAGGTATAATAAATGAATAAATTAATGGCATTCTTCGTATTCACATTCATATGTGGGTCAATGATCAGTTTTACAATGGAAGGGGGTTCTGGTATAGTAACAACTCATCTAAAAGACACTATTACCGCTTCACAGAATGTTATACCTGTAAATAGTATTGTAGGCTTTTTAACTGGAGGTGATAGGATAACAATCGAAGATGAAGATATTAGATATAATAGCGTACAAGCTGCAGGAATAATAACTTCTGTAGATCCGGGAGCTGATGGATTATACGACTCTAGCACCTTGGGTGCTGCTATAAATAATGATAACGTTTGTGAAGATGGATCTATATGGTTAGCCAGTAGAACCTTAATAACTAATGCATGCGTAGGAGCTGTAACAGGAGAGATAGCTTATACATGCCCTTGTATGGTCCTAACAAATAGTAATACGGTTCCAATAATGAGAGGAGCTGATTCTTATGATAGTGAAGAGACTGAAGCTAAACCTCATGCAGGGCCAGATAACTCAAAAGTACCCCCAAGAAGAGGTACTAAAGTCTTTAACAGAGGGTCTTCATTAGTAAATCAGGCTTTAGGAATGAACATAGCTCAAAGTGCGACAACAGCAGGTGTTGCCAAAACATTTGTTCTATTGCCTATAGCATTGAGTAAGACAGCAATAAAACTAGTAGCTTGGGACTTCGCATATCTAGAAGGAAACTTTTCATACTTTAAGTATATGATCTTGTATCCTATATCTGCAGGATTCATGTATACCATACTAATAACCGGTGCAAGTCTATTCCAGGGAGTCTTTAGAAGAGGATAATATGACTAGAAGAAGAGGAATTGGAACAGGATCAATGGTCAGTAGAGATTTTCAAAGGAAACAAAATAGAGAACGTTCTCAGTTAATATCCCAAGCTATTATTAAAAGGGACTTAGATGATTCTTGGGTTGTTAGAGTTACTGAAACCCGTCAAAGTATGCAAAATGTAAGTGGTGAGTCTATACCTTATACTCATGCTGAAATAGTTCCAGTAGAGAATGCTAATGCATTTAGGAAATATAAAGCATTGGGTTCTAGCGGAGATTCAAGAAATGCTGAATCTGGAGAATTGATTCAATCTGGAGGTATAACCAACGTAAAGTTTTATATTCTCGGATTGATTGGTGATGGTGGTTCTTATCGTATAGGAGACCTTATAGAAGAATATGGACTCTCTAATGTATCTGGAGCCTTAACAGAGGGTATAACTCAGGGATTGATAGAGGTAGCTCGATGATATCCGAAACTGAAAAGTGCGTACATCATTGGATAATAGAAACTTCTACAGGTCCTACAAGTCAAGGTGAATGTCAGAAGTGTAATGCAAAGAAACTCTTCTCTAACTCTATAGGTATGAAAGAGATGCCTAGAAGTATTAACCTAGCTAGCCCTAATTCTTTAAATGGACGTTTCAATAACTAATGAGTATGAAATCTGAATACGGAGGTATTTTCGGAGTAATCAATCCTAGAGAACTTAATCGTCTCTATGAGTTACTGGATGTTTGCGGATCTATGGGATGGAAGATTGAAGAAGATCTTAGTATAGAAGACGAAACTGATAGAAGATGGGATTATAATAGAAGATTAGAAGCAGGAAATCCTCAGTATCAATATGGTGGAGGACAATTTAGAGATCTAGCTCCTTTCGATTATTTAGAACTAGAGTATGATGGTAACTTTCAATTAATGACAGTACCAGCTTTTAATACTTGGTTGAAGCAAGCGCGTAACTATGCCGCTAGATGGTTTAAACGTCTCCAGTCTAGATATGCTCAGAAGATACAGTTAGCAGATACAAAAGGAAAAGTAAGAATGGCTGACTATAATAGAATGGAAATGTTGGAACATCATATCAAAGCAGTTAAGGATAAAGATGAAGCATATATAGAAAGAAGTGTACCTATGTATGATTCTAGTATAGAACCAGAAAGATATGCAGAATTCGAAAAGTATAAAGATCTTTATGACTGGAAAAAAGATATAGACTGGGTACTTGGTCCTCAAGGACTATTACATACTGAAGATTCGGAAATAGAGATTGCTAGACAGAGTTGGATAGAAGGATTTAAGGAAATTTCAAAGTGTCTTCAAGATCTTACTAAAATTCAAAAGAATGTAGCTAGAAGATATAATCGTTGGTCTAGAAAAGATTTCAGATATACTGAAGATCCTACAGATCCCGACACTCCAGGGAAATTTTTTAACCCCGACTTTAGATATAATGTTTCCAGACGTCAGAGAGGCCTAACAGACAAAGAAGGTAAATACTTACATGACTGGAATCCAGATACAATGGAAAGCGGAGCGCAAGGATTATGATTTCAATAATCATACCAGCATATAAAGAGTACGATAACTTAGTTACTCTTATTCCTGAAATACGTAAAACCCTTAATGGCGATCTACATGAAATAATTGTTGTAGATGACGATAGTAGGGATGGTACAGAAGGATTAGAGAATGCTAAGGTAATTGTTCGTAAGAACGAAAGAGGACTGTCGAGTGCTGTAATTAGAGGCATTAGAGAGTGTGAAACAGATGCTTTTGTAGTTATGGATGGAGATCATCAACATCCCCCTTCAGTCCTTCCTTCTCTAACTAGAGCATTAGACAATCATAATTTGGTTGTAGGCTCTAGATATGTTGAAGACGGAGGAACTTCTGGTTGGACTCTAACGAGAAAGATAGTAAGTAGAATAGCTAGTTTAATGGGAAGACCTTTATGCGGTATTAGAGATTCTAGTTCAGGAATTTTTGGAACTTATAAATCGTTATTAAATATAGATAATCTTAACCCTATAGGATTTAAAATAGGTTTAGATATATACAACAAGTTACGCTATGAAAGTAAAACTGAAATACCTTATATATTCAGTTCACGTAAACATGGAGATTCTAAATTCACTTCTAAACAGGTTAAGGAGTATCTAAAGCAACTATTTAACTTATACATAGATTTCTTTAACCCTCGACAGTTAGGGAAGTATTGCTTGGTAGGTTCTCTTGGTGTAATTATCAACTTTGGTATTTTAATTGGATTAACAGAAGCCTTTGGATTTCATTATATAGTATCTGAAATGTTTGCTATAGGCTTAGTACTTATATCGAACTTCATCTTAAATAAACATTGGACGTTTAAAGTATAATGGTAGGTAGAGATGCCTTCGGAGGTTTGTTTTCTGTTCTGACAAGATCAGAAGCTAGTTGGCTAGAAGATTACATTCGAGAGAATGCTGCTGAAGTATATGAGGATTATGAGGGACTAGCAAGTATGACTCTTAAAGACGTAATCCTGATGTTAAGCTTGGAAAATGAACAATTAGCTTACTCCATGAATGATAAAGAATGGAGAGAACAGTGGGATAACGAGAGTCTAGGGCCTTTAGGTTCTGAAAACGTAGTTAAACCTTTTAGAGATAGAATAGCTGCATTTAGAGCTATGCTTATCGAAGGAATGAGGATTCAGAAAAAGCTTGAAGCATACGCTAAGAAACATGAAATAAGCTATAAGAAGATTAACTATAAACATTGGGGTCCTAAAGCTGATATGGATTATAATCCCAGAAACTTTACAGAGGTGAACTTTTAAATTATGGTAGGTAGAGATGTATACGGAGGATTCTATTCTCCTCTCAGTGGAAGAGATATTGCAGATATAAACAGTGTCCTAGAGACTACTGACTTCTATGCTTTTCTAGAACCCAGATTCCAAAAATTAGCAACACCGAGAGATATTAGGGGAATACCTAAAAATGTTCTTCTCGAGAACCTAGAAGTGTTTGAAAGGTCTAATAACCGTATGCTAAGAAAACATTCTAGAGAGACTGCTGAGCAATTTAGAGGAGAAAAAGATTACCCTTATTTAATGAGTCCAGAAGATGTAGGTCACTTTAAAAGACAAGGACTTATAATTCGAAGAGCCATTGATAAACTAAAGGCCGATCAAAGAAGAGAGGGCTGGAGTAGTTATAAAGGTAATCCTAAATGGTTAGAACTTATGGAAGATCCTGGAACTGAAATATAATAACTGTAAAGGAATAGTATATATGCAAATTGGAGACACATATAGAGACAACAACCAAACTTACATTTGGTCTAAATGTCCTATGTGCTTTTCTGAAAGAGGAGTAAGAAAACGTAGCTATATCCAAATTCCCCAATCTTTATGTCCTGACTGTAATTATATTAAGAGTAAGAGGGAGATGACTGGTTTGTGGGACTTTAAGAAGGCTCAAATATGAAAGTAGGCGAGACATGGAAAGACGAAAGAGGTACTTGGTTTTGGGTAAGATGCCCTAATTGTAATGAGGAAAGAGAAGCTAGAAGAGCTTCAAAATATACTCCTGCTCTAAGGCTTTGTAAACCCTGCAATAAGAAAAGAGCTACTCAGTGGATGTCAGGACTAGTTTTATAATGCAATTTAACAAAGAATACGAGAATATAGAAGGCGTAAATTATTTACTTAAGCATAGACGTAGTTTAAGAATGTGGGATCTAGGAACTTTACGAAGTGTTGCTTCTGCTTTCGACTTAAATGTTAAAGGTAGCAGAACTGTATTAATTGCAAGGCTAGAAAGAGTATATCAAGACTTAAAGAATAGAGGGTTCTAAAATGTACACTAAAAGAGAATGTGAATACGGTCCTGGAGAGTGGCCTCGCGAGTGTGGTACATGTAGTCACTATTCAGGTACACCAAATGCAGAAGTTATAGATGCTACTTGCAGAATATTGGTACCTGAAGAAAATAACGTAGAAGAAGAGATGGTCTGTAAATTTCATGTAATGGTAAAAAGATAATTTGGGTAATCAATCTAAATCTCTTCAAGGAAGAGTAAGTAAACAAAGATACAAAGAACGAAAGTTAGAAGTATACAGTTTACTAGGAGGAAGGTGTGCCGAATGTCACGAGACAGATGATAGGGTTCTCCAAATTGACCATAGATATTCGGACGGTAATAAAGAAAGAAAATTTACTAGATCTCAACTGTACGCAAGGGTAAGAAAGAACACTAACAGATATCAGTTACTATGCGCTAATTGCAATTGGAGAAAGAGAACTAAAGATATGGTAGTACAATCAAGAGATAATGTCTGGTGGAGAACTAAAAGTAAAATAGCTACATCGATTATACTAACAAGCTTTATAACAGCTTTAGGAGCGTACGTATATTATGACTAGTCCAAGTGGATACATTTGGTGCCCCCTATGTAAAGCAATGAGACCTGGAGGTCTTGCCGGACATCCTACAGATACTGAAGGTAGATTGATAAATGCAGTAGTTCTACATAAAGACGTAGAACGTTCTACAGGCAATCCTTTTAAAGGAATAGATTTAGATCCTCAAGAAGCTTATAGAGCTAGTACCCGTCAGAAAGGACGTTGGGTTGAGGGAGGTCCTGAAGCTGATCCCAAGATGTCTATAGGTCAATTAATAGATGTTATGGCTTGGAATCTTTATACTACAGCAGCAGCTTATAAGTCTAAACATCCGGGATCTACTATGGATCAGATTGCTTCAGGGATGAACTTAGATCACTTCTGGGAGCTAGCACAAGAATCTAGAGATTCAGGTTTCTTAGATGAACAATACTCTAATGCATGGATATATGAAAATATAATCCTACAACCTAATACCTGGAATAGAGTAATAAGAGATCTCGAAGGTTATCAAGCTACCAACCGTAACCGTGTATGGGATAACTCTTATCTGAGTCCAGAACCAGGTTCTCGATCACGCCTACCTAAATCTGGAGGAGAAAAACGAAAGACATTCTACAGGAGACTATATCCTTCTATCAGAGGAGAGTCGACTGCAGGACCAGACGATCCAGGCAAGACTTCAGAATTCGGATTTTAGATAATGCCTAATAAACGTTACATTCTAACAGTTAAGTTTCCTACAAAGGATCCTAGTCCTCCAGAGATGCAGGAGTTCTATGAAAACCTTTCAGATACTCTAAATGATAAATGGTACTATCAAGAGTATGGTGTTGCAGGTAAAAACAAAGGCTTTAGAAGAATTGGATTTCTTAATCTGACTCCTCTACAATTAAAAACAGTCAAGAAGAAAGCTAGAGAGTACCTTTCTAAAGTAACATTCTCTAAAAGCGTAAGTACAGAGAGGTCTGATGGCTAAGAAAAGACGAAGGCTAAATCTAGATATAGGCTATGCTGATGGTGAACCTGTAAGAGGAACTACTATAGGACTAGATCCTTATCCACATTATCCTGAATCGGATTATCTGAAAGATCCAGAATTCATAGTACCTGATATACAAATTAAAGGAGAGGGTGAATCTCTTCCTTTTAAAACTGGTTCTTTAGATCGTACAACTTCTTTTTTCCCTGACGGAATAATGGCATTTCCTAATGAAGGATATGCTCAATTCAAGTCAAGAAAAATGTATCCTTATCCTGAAGATTTTGATCCTGAAGAACATTGGATAGCTCTTATAGAGAGTCTTAGAGTATTAAGACCTGGAGGAACTACTAGACATGTTTGGGATAATGAAATGGAAATCCCAACACCTTTACAAGTACGAAAGGATCCTTACTATCTAGCTCTGATACAGCTTCTTAAAAACCATGACATGGAAAATATTAAGATTGAGATAGAAGACAACGGTCTCCAAGGATGGGAAGATGGAGTACCTCAATATCATTATGCATTCATATTGACTGCTAGGAAGAAAAAATAAAGGAGAAATAGATGGTACAAGTTTTACAAAGGCCTTGGGTTATTCCCTTAGCAATATTTATTATTGCTTCGGGATATTTCCTTTCTATGGCCGCAACGTTTCCTACATTTTTTAACGCAAATTCGGATTCAGCATTATTCTTAATAGCAGCTAAATTCCTTAGAATAGGACATCCTAGCCCTGGCTATCCTTTATATACTTTAATAAACGCAGGCTGGTTATATATAACTCCTTTCTGGAGCGAGGTATTCTCTCTTACATTCCTTAACGTAATATTCTCTGGTGCAGTTGCTGGTATACTCTACTTAATAACTCGTACAGTGATGGCACCTCTACTTTGGATGTCTGCAGGTATAGTAGTAAGTCAATCTACCATCTTAGAGCAATATTCTTTGATGATTCTTTTTATGGTAGTCTCTTATTACTTCTATCGTCAAGATAAACGTTCCTTAGCTTATGCAATTGCAAGCTTTGGAATTATGGTAAACCATCAAGCAGGCTTTTGTATCATAGCTTACCTAGCTAACGATATATATCGCCATAATTCATTAAAACCTTTCTTGTGGTCTTTTATATCTCTTCCATTATTAGCTTATATACCTTTAGCTAACAGACCACCTTTTCTAATGATAGATGGAGACAGTCCAAGGAACTACATTAATTACTTCCTAGGTCAAAGAGGCCTCATAATGGGTCTATCTATAATTCCTACAGACGATCTAATAACCAGATCTTGGGAAACAGTCAGACTCGTATTAGGTGGATTAGGCATATCTGTAATACTTATATTCTTTGCGATTAAGAATACAATCAAAGATAGTATAGTCTTACCTATAATGTTCTTTCTACCTCTATTATATTACTTCGGTATGTTAAGCTCTTGGGCCTATACATATACATTGCCTATTATAGCATTCGGAATAATTCTAGCTTGTCAATACGAGTGGAAGTTTATTAGAAACGCTTGTATAGCAGGTTCTATAGTCCTTATAGCTATGAATTTCATGTGGTATGACTTCGGAAGAACATTAGATGAAGAAAGAACCAACGTACAATTCTTAGAGACATTAGAAGAACTTCCATCAGACGCTGTAGTAATAAGTAATAAAGGATTTCTAACTCCTTTATGGATAATGTTACATAATCTAGAAAACGATACAGAAATTAAAAATCTCAGTTGGGATCTCTTAGGAGAGTATGCTACCAATACTAAAGATTGGAATCCTGATTTAGATGTTCTTGTTAATGCTGAAGAGGATGGAAGATTATATGAGTATTCTTTGATAGATGCAAAGACTTTAGAAGTACAACTTAAACAGTTAGATAAGGACGATAAAGAATATACTGATTTTATTAAGTGGTTAGAAAGTCCAATAACTGCAAGATTAGACTGTAAGCTTAGAGAGAGGCAATGGACATGTTAACCAAAATCATTCAGGGAGCTTCAGTACTACTAATTCCTGTATGGATCCTACTAGCATATTTGTCAGTACCTTTAGTGACAGGAGTTGAAATAGTATACCCGCTTAGAGGAGTAATTCTGTCAGGGAAGAATGCTTTATTCTTTTTCAACATTATAGCTGTAGCTGCTATGGGAGGTTATTTAGCTAGTAAGTTTAGGAATAACAAACCAGTATATATTGCTATACAAACTACAACATTTATTCTGGTAATTCTAATAGCTTGGATAACTTCGAAGATTCAGCATTCTTATACAATATAATATGGGTAAGAAAAGAAGACTATTCAAGATCAGGTTTAAAGTAAATGGCAAAGCTAAGACATATAGAACGATGGCTAAGTCTAGTCATGATGCTGCAAAGAGAATGAAAAGTATAGGTCAAATAATTAGTATAACTCAGGAACATTAGCTCACACCACACCATATATAGCATCAGATCAAATTAGAGTAAAATATCCATATAGAAGTACAAAAAGAGGTTTCGTATGGCAGCTACCGTACATAATTATGAAGCAGGCGACGTGGTATCTATTACGTCCCAAAAAGGTTTCTATACAGAAGAGTTCGGTGAGATAAATAGAAGTAAGCCCGGAGGTCCCGGATTACTGCGTCTAAATCCTGGAATTGAGACGAAGTATTCTATTTGCTTTATTGATGCAGACGGTGATGGTAATGTAGACACTACCGAATGTATTTGGATTCCTATTCCTAACACTATAGGTGTTATGGCAGTTCATGGTTATGGATTAAACTTTCCTATTCCTCCTACTGACGAAGGCGTAAACCTACTTCGTAGTGCATTTAGGAAAGTAAGGGGAGCTGCTGCTAATGTTCTTGAACTAGGTAGTCCGAGTCCTCGGGAAAATAGAGAGCAAAGAGACGCTCCTTCAGACGATAAGAGGATGTATATAACTGACGAGGGAATGCAAGCCTTCGACGATGTATATACTAGAGAACAAGAAAGAGTACAACAACTAAAAGGTCCTGAAGCTCTTTCAGAAGCAAAGAAGATACGTCAAGATCGTGCAGATATCCTTTCATTCATTAATGAGAAGAGATCAGATAAAGAAATTCATGCTAGATTTGGTGACTCAGAATTCCATCGCATGAAAGCCGAAGGGCATTATTCATATAATGAAGAAGACTGGCATTTTTATGAATCAGAAGAATCTGAAGAAACAGTAGCAGACTCTTCAGGTCAAGATCTGTATAATCTAGAAGGTCCCGAAAGTGTATTTGAAGCTGGCAAAGAAACTTCAGAAACAAGACCAGATCAAGATACTGATTTAGTAGTATCAGAACCAGAAGTATCTACTGAAGTATCAGACTCTCCAGGTCCCAAAGCTTCCAGAAATGGTAAACGTGCTTTGGGTAATATAGCTAACTTAGGTAGATCATTTGCTATTGGAAAATTAGCCCAGACAGATATAGGACAGAAGCTTGGTGTAGAAGCAAGAACACATAGAATGCTTGCACATATTCCAATTGAGACAGCTGTTGTATTCTTATCAGATATGCCAGAGCTTGGAGTTGAAAAGAATGATAAGGGTACAGTTAAATTAGGTCCTAGAGGAAGAGAAAAGGTTGTTTACTTTGGTGAAGGTGAATACGTTATACCAAAGCAAAATACTATTCTTGGTTTAGCAACCTCTGCTCCTACTCAAGCAACTTCAGTTACAGCTATTACAGGTAAGTGGGGAGCTACTTCAACTACACCATCTAGTGTTCTTTCTTCTATAGATCCTTTTACAGGTAGAAGTTCAAGAAGTTCAATAGACTTTAATGACGGTTTACCTCCAGGTTTTAATGCTGAACACTATGCAAGTTTATCTCGTACGGCACGAAATCAATACTTAAGATCTTTTAAAAGTATTGATATAGGATATATAGGTACTGCAAAAGAGCGTAACACAAGACCTAGCATTGAAAGAAAAATACAAGCCAGACTTAGAAAAGAAAACCAACATATTCAAAGTCAAAGCGAATCAGAAGAAAGAAGGAAGAATAAAGCACCCAGACCCCCCAGCGCAACTACTATAAGAGAATCGATGGTTAAAGTTGTCTTTGACGAAGAAACAGATCGCTGGGTAGCTCTAATACAAATACCTTCTGACAGAGTTCCTTCTACTGCAGTAGCTCCTGGAGGTATAGATCTGGAAACTTCTAGATGGAAACCTATTTCAACCTCTGAGAGAAATAAAATACAAAATGTTATAGAGGAATGGAAACGTCTTAATCCGAGTAAAATTCCAAACTACGAAATACGCGATAAACTAAAGATAGGTACTCAAGACAGTGCTATTCGAGATATCTATAGCGGAAATATAGGAATGGATAGAAGCGATATTGATGACGTAGCAAATTTTGTTGATGACGGTATGATTAATTTCGTTCAACAACATGCTACAGGACAACCAGGCTATACAAGCGAAGACATGTCTAAAATTAATTTAGGTAGAGGTTTTGAAATCAATCCACAAAACTTAGAACACGATTATAGTTTTGACGATGAAGAATAATGGTTATTAAAGTTAGATTAGGTAAAACTGTACGTCCTTGGGGAACTTTCTATGATTTAGAAAGAGAAGAGGGTTATCTAGTAAAGAAACTACACTTACGTCCCGAATCTCGTACTAGTCTACAATATCATACAGAAAGAGAAGAAGTATGGGTTGTAGTAAGTGGCCATGGTAACGCTTGGCACCAAAGTATGTTTGATACTAACGATCCTGTATGTGAAACCATAGGTGTTGGCGATACTCTTAGAGTTGGAATAGGAGAACCTCATAGAATAGAAAATACTTCTACATCTGAAGATTTAGTTATAGTAGAAGTTCAACTTGGTGAAATTTGCGATGAAGAAGATATAGTTAGAATAGCTGATGATTACGGAAGATAAGGGGTAATTATTTAAGGCCGCAGTTAATTATTTACCCCAGAGATCAGACATCCTCAAGATCAACCCCACTTTTATTAGGAGAGCAAAATTATGACTATGTATTATCCAACAATTAAAGGTATGAAGCTAACTCAGAAGAGCGACTTTGATCCCAGTAGTAAAATTGAAGATTATATATTCAATGAACTTATGTCTAAGCCGTGGACTGAAGAGGATTACTTTAGAGAACATCTAGGTCATGGACCTAAACCTAGTTGGAGAAATCTAAACCCAGCAGAAACTATATGGAAGAACTCTATTAGAAATGGTTTCATAAGTAGTAATCCTGAAGATAACTTCTATACTATAAGAAGCCACTCTACTTACGGAGAACAAGTAGAATTTATGCAAGATCCTACTATATGAGAATAACTAAAGAACATACAACCATACACGGTGGTCCGATACCTGAGAAAAGAGTATTAGCTGATAAGAAATTCATTATCAATGAGAAGCTTAAAAAGATAGTTATTAAGCACCAAAGAGGTTTTTTAAGCGATCGCCAAAAGGCTGAGTTAATAGCTGTACACTTAAAAGAATATAAGGAATTGGAAGATGCCATTCGATAAAATATTCGGTAAATTAAATAGAGGAGTAATTCAACCTGCAGAATCTCAAATTTCTGTAGGTTTCGATCTTGACGATTCTACCCAGAAAGATTGGATGAACGAAAAGAATTGGAGTAATACTTTCTCAAGCAGAGTATTTTATCCTACATCTTTAGGTATAGAATGGTACTCTAGTATTAGCGATCGTGCACCTGCCCATGTTAAGTTTATGATGTCTAAAAGTCCTATGACTAAACTTAACTACCTAGATAAGTATCATAATGATGGTAGAGCAGATTCTGATATAGCCCAAGCTTTAAGTCTAGGATATATTTCTTTTAACCCTCAAGATAATGCAGCTGAAAGAGATATTGCTCTAACCGAAGGGTTTACTTTAGAAGACCATTTAGATAATACTCCTAAACATAAGACTTGACCCTATACTGGAGACCCTCTGTAAGAGGATATAATGAGAATTAAGTTTCCTAAATGGCGAAAACAGAACGAAGAAGATCTTTTAACTCCTGATGAGTTAAGAGAGCTTGCTGAGGAAGAAATTGAAGTAGAAATGCTACCTGGATATCCTCACGAAATTCATCCTGTAGGCCTAGTATCTGGAAGTGGAGTACCTATAACAGATAGTAGAATTTCTGGTCCTGGTACCTATAAATCAGATAGGGGAGGAGTTGCTGAGTTTGCAAGAGAATTTGAAGTTGGAGATGATTCACTACAAGCTGGATTAGAATTCGAAAGAGATAAATATCCTACTGATTATTCTAAGATAGTAGGAATTCCAAAGTATACTACTAGAGCAATTAGTCATAAAGATCCTTGGGAAGTATCTGAAGATCTTTCTCACCGCAAAGGTAAGGGAAGTGTAGCAGGCATAAACAAACCTCCTGGAGAAGGTTGGCCAGATGTTATGGGCTTTGGAAGTCCTAAAGCTAATGAAATACATTGGCCTTTAAAAGGTATAGATGGTGAACTAGACCATCTCGATGTCTTAGCACATGAAATATCACATAAAGCTCTCGGACATTTTGATAAAAAAGCAACATCTGTAGGGCAATCTATAGAGTCTTATAACATATCTAAATTACCTTTTGTTGTAAAACAGCATCCAGAATTAATATCCGGAGGAACTACTAACGAGTACAGAGAGATCTTTGTGCAATCAGGTCAAATACTAGATGAATTTGAAGTTAGACTTTATCAAGAAGCTGAAGAATATCCAATAGACAAAGCATGTAGATTCGATAGATTTGTTAAAACAACAAAACAGAATACTCCTAGAGACTGGCCTTCAGGAATAATAGATAGCATAGCAATACAAGCATTAATAAATATGACTCAAGAGGGAGTCATTCACGAAAAGACTGCGAGATTATATATACAGAGAATCAGAGGGGTGACCCCTAAGGAAGTACGTAGGCATTCTCCTTTAGGTTTATCAGATGAACTAGATCTTGGAGATAGAATATACGATCCAGATGATCTTTGGATGGGACAAAGTTCAGCGAGCGAAGAAGAATATTTTCAAGCTCTCGAACAAGATAAAAGGAAATGGAGAAGAGTAGGTACTAAAAAAGGAAAGTGGACTAGATAGTGGAAGGTTTAGGAAGTGCAATAGTGGGTTTATTTGGTATAGCTGCACTAGCTGCAGTCTATAAGACTTTTCAAGATGGTGGAAGGCCGACTAAATACGAACTACATGAAACCTTTAAGACCAAAACCGAAGCATCCAAAGAAGCAGCTAGAATGAGAGCTAAAGGAATTAAAGCTAGATTTACAAAATCTGGCAATAAATTTAATGTTTGGATTAGCGAAAAGACTTCAAATATGATGACTTGGCCTTATAACTAATGAATTACCAATTAAATTATAAAGGACCAGAATATTTAAGTAGTCTAAAAGGCGTTTGGGAAGATACTATACCGGAAGTAGGATCTCCAGGTTTCAAAAGAACTTTAGATAACATATTTGAAGAGGGTTCTTCATATCCATCAGCTAAAATTATCCAATCCATTTTCATTCTAAAAGCTTTAACAGGTAGAGAGAAAAAACGTCTATCTAGAATAACAAACAAACTTTGGGAAGAAGGAAAAATAGATCTAGACGAGGCTTCGCGTAGAGAGCTTCAGCAATATAAACTTGCTTATCCTATATTATCTTACGAACAGTTAAGAAGCAAAATTCCGGCTAGAGTAAGAACAATGAAAAAACAAGACTCTATAATGAAAACCGAAGAAGAGTTAATAGCTGAAGGTTACAGCTTAGTTTTTGAAGAACCATATCAGGGGATTGTAGATACTCGAGGTACTTGGAGAGATTCCGAGGGTTTTGGAGCTAGTAGAGAAAAGTATTTTGTAACTTCTTTACCTTGGGAGCAGACTCTAGAAGATCTAGTAGACGAAGAATACGTATTAGAGTTTTAATTTATGAGTACTTATAACGATAGCGGAAGAAGAATAGCTCCAGGTTCTGATCCTGAAGTTCTTGAACATATTTTTGAAATAAAACAAGAGATAGGGAAAGCTCGTCAGAAAGAAGCACGTAAAAATAATTCTTGGAAGTATAGACATACTGAGAAGGGAATAGATACACGAAAGAACTATAGAAAGAATACTGTTAAAGGTATTCAACATAGAATTAATACTCTCATAAACAGACGGGACGAACTTGCAGCAGCAAAAATGCTTAGCAGTCAAAAATACGATACCAGCGAGATGTTTTGGAACATTAAAGAACAGTTTCCAGAAATGTCTATAGAGGGTATCGTAAAAGTTATGAGTATGAGACCTAGTAAACTTAGAGGTCAAGAATCTATTTTAGACTTTTTAGATAGCTTAGGAGAAGTACAAGGTCCTGGAGCTGAATTCTATAACTATCCAGGAGGTAGCGATATCTAATGCCAGAAGAACTACCTGATCGAATAAGAGAGCGTATCTACGATCCAGATAAAGATGAAGCTGCTATAGCTCGTAGAAAAAAAGAAGAGCCTAAATCAGCTAATCCTAAAGGAACGCGAAGAGCAAGTATACCTGGTTATATGACTTTAGACTCGAAATTTCGAGATTATATCCATATAGCAGCTCTAAAATATATGTGGGAATATGATTCTGTTCCCGTAGTAGATGCTCGTACAGATGAAGATGATTGGAAAACTTTAGAGTGGTCTAACTTTAAAAAGATACTTATAAAGGAAATAGATGGTAGAGGATACAATCAAATTCAAAGAGAGCTTATAGACGATTATGAAGAGCTGACTGGATTACAAAAAAAGATATTATCTTTCATTCGAGTTTCTAGAGATGGTCTAATTAGTGGATATCGTGCAAGAATAGAAGAGCATAATAAACAACTTGAAAACCCTGAGAGAATCACTCAGTTACAAAGACGTAAGCCTGAAGGTTATTATACTAAAACTAGAAAACCCGGAGTTAGAGGAAGACCTACAGGGTCTTTTAAATCTCCCGAAGAAAGAAAAGCTGATAAAGAAAAAAGAGATAAATTCAAAGAGTCTATAGAAATAGAACAGGCTGCTGAAGCAGAAGTATCTCTTGATTTCTGGAGGCTGTCTACATTACCTCTAGAAGAGGACGGATTAGGCCTTGAGGAGCCAATGCTTCTCGAAGACTGGCAAGAAATGAAACTTGCAGAAATAAAAGAAAGACAGACTAGAGGAGAGTCTTCAGATGCTGCTTTAGAAGATTTACCTAGTTGGGCTAGAAGAGCTATACTAGAAAAAGGCCTTTCAGACTTATTAGTAGCAATAGAATCTGAAGAACCTGGTGAATTCAATGAAAACCTTTTTTCTATCGATATGAGTATAGAATCTGACGATAATGAAGAGGTCGAAATATAATGGTATCTCGTGATTACACTTTAAATACAAAACTAGTACAAGCATTGCAGAAGGATAGTCCTGATCATGTTTATCTACGTACAATCTACGGAACTACAGTAAGACTTAAAAAGTCAAAAGTTAGAGCATTTATTCGCACCTTACAAAAAATGAAAGCAGCAAGAGCATCTGGAATGGTAAACCAACCTTTCAGTTATAAGAGAATTATTATGAATGCTCCAGAATATGTATTAATAATACCTGCAATAGCTGCTGAGTATCCTGACTTAATAAACGATGAAATTATGGACTACTTTGATGAATGTTCTCAACATATAGAAGATGCTGCTGTATACTTACTAAGTGAAGCATATAAGAATAAATCGAGTACTAAAGAAGTTAAACCGAAACCTTTAGATACATCCGATGCTGAATAAACTAAAACTTAGAAAGATTAACGGTAAGCTATTTACTCCAAGATATATGGTTCCAGATAAGGAAGATATAGATATGTCTCGTCAAATAGAAGAAGAAATTTACTGTATTATTTGCACAAGCAGTAACATAACAGAACGTAACTGTAAAGTAATTTGCAACAACTGCGGGTACACAAGAGACTGTAGCGACCCCTATATTAAAGGAGAATAAGAAATGGAAATAACTAGTCAAGGTAATGAATTAAAGACAGCCCTTAGTACTCAAGAAAATCTTCCTGAGGATGGACAAAAAATCTTATCTGTATTACAAAATGCTGATCAAGGATCGTCTCCTGACGATTTAGCTTCTGTAATGGAAGATAAAGATGATTCGTTAGACTCCCAACAATGGGAAGAAGTAATAGAAGGTCTCAAAGATAGAAATCTCTTGGCCGATAGTGTCGGTTCTAGTTCTCTAGAAAATACTATGGGATCTATGGATCCTATAGGAGGCAGTGATACTCTGCAAGGTCATTCTGACGATGTAGGACATTTAATGTTACGTCCTCGAAATATGCAAAATGCCTCTAAAGACTGTACACGTTGCGGATCACACTTTACAGGTCAAAGAGCTTTATCAGATATAGATCTTTGTGTAGCTTGCGCTAGTCAAGATGCTGAATCTACATGGGGTGCAATGGATGATACAATCTCAAATATGGGTCTAACTATCGAGCCAGGAGAATTTAGTATCTAATGGCTGACTTTAGCAAACCGCCTGAAGGTGCTTTAGAAGTACTTTCGGCTGCCGCAGAGGTTATAACAGAAGCTACTGGCGGAGATACTGTTTATCTTTATGGTAGTGCAGGAAGATACTATAAAGGTATTTCAGACCCAGGAATTAGAACTGTAGGTAGAAATAAAAGAATAGAACCAGGAAGAAGGTTCTCAGCTACTAGTGACTTTGATATAGGAATACAAACTGCAGATCCTAGAGATACTCTAGCTATATTAAACGAGCTGATAGCTGAAGGTAGAATACCTAGATTTATTCCTAGAACTATAATACCTAAAGGCGATATCCGTACAATCCAAAATAAAGGAAATTGGCCTTCAGGACATATTGTATCCTATATAATCCATGACGGTCTATTACATGGAAGAGGTAAAGACCAATACATATTTGGAGATACCGAGGAATATAGAGTATAATGAATTTAAGCGAGTTATTTAAAATAGCATTGAAGAGCGGTGAGGATAAAGCTTTACTTAATAAGACTCTTAATCCTCTACGTAGAGCTGGAACTCAACACATTTTACGTCCTAGATACGGTATTCTAACCTTTGGAAGTCTGTTAAATGCCTCTGAAGAAGAACATAATAAGTGGCTTCAACTAAGAAGAGATATGGACCATGGTAAAATAGATGTCACAGTAGAAGACATACTTGAAGCATATCCTGACTACTTCGAAAGATTACGTATTAGAGAGTTCGGGCCAAAGAAAGAGGAATACTTTATGTATCTTCTAGAAAGATATTATCAGCCCTCTAAGGACATTTACGAAAGAAGAGATACCTACGGCGGAGAATACGATATCTAATGTACTTATCAGAATTAAAACAAATAGCTTTAGAAAATGGTGAGAATAAATCAACGGTAACAAGAACCCTTGATACACTTCGAAGAAGTAGTATTCAATACATACTTGAACCTAAATACAGTATAAGAAGATCTCACAATTTTCGACACGGTGGATTTTCAATACATCCAGATGATCACGAACTTTATAAAAACCTTAGAAGAGATATAGAGCTAGGAAAAGCTGACGTTACTATAGATGAAATACTTGAAGAATGGCCAGAACCCTACGATAGATTAAAACTTCATAACTTTGGACCTCAAGCAGAAGCATTTTTCATGTATCTCCTAGAAAAGTATTATCAACCCTCTAGAGACCCTTATGCAAGTAGAGATACTTGGGGATATGGAGAATACGATATCTAATGGCTGGTAAAGAAATCTGGGACTTCCAAACTACGAAAGAAGGGGCAGACCAAGTTGAATCTGGTGCGTACCCTAAACTAACAGATGAAGAAACAGTTTGGGAAGAAGTTAATATCCTAAAACACATACATGCTGGATGGTTTACCGAAGATATACTTAAAGAGCTAAACATGTCTTGGCAGAAAGATTATATACACTTTCGAAAACTAACCAGTCTTGGTTTAATAAAAACAAAAGAGCATTCTATGCCTTCAGCATTCAAAGATTTTGAGGTTCACTTTTAATGAATAACTATCAAATAACGCCTAAAGGCGAAGACTTTGTAGAGGAATTTTATTCTCATTGGCAAGGAGCAGGAGATCCAGCAATAGCTATTACTTTTCTTTGGTGGTTAAGAGAGGATGGAGATTTTCAAAAACATTTCCAAGAAGTCTTAGAAAGATCAGACGAACAAAAAGCTATACAAATGGTTCAATGGGCCGTAGACAAAGGATACCTTGCAACTCTTACACCAACACGTGCTCAGATTGAGTATCTGTCATACATTAATAGTCCTCGAGCAAGGCATAGAGATCAACAATATCGAGACTACATCAAGAATTCTACTAAAGCACAAAAACTCTTGCTCGATAAATCAGTGCGAGATATAAAGCCTGAATGAGATATTTCGAAGACAAAGCTATTGATCCTCCTAAGAGAAAAGAAGTTCCTATAAAGAAGGAATCTAAACTCTTTGTAAGTGCAAGAAGAGTACTTGCTCCCTTAATGAGACCTCTTATTGAGAGAGTACCTCTCTTTAGAATGCTTGTACTTAAGATGGTTAGCTCATCTCCTACTCAACAATTTAGAGGTTTGGAATACCAAGTACATCCTAAAGATTTAGGAGTTACTTTCGAATTAGCCTCTACTGGTAAATATGAAACATTAAGCTTAAACACTTTTCTTGATTCCATACAAATCGAAGACACAGTTATAGACGTTGGAGCTCATATAGGTTTGTATACAATTCCTTTATCTCAAAAAGTAGGTTACAGAGGTAAGGTAATAAGTTTTGAACCACATCCAGATAACTATGAATTATTAAAGAAGAATACTTCAACCCATAAATGTAGCAATGTTACCTTAATGAATGCAGCTCTTAGAAACTTCGAAGGTGAATCAGATCTTCTAGCTTCCGATTATAATACCGGAGATCACAGTTTCCACGGGCTAGGAAATAGAAAGTCTATCAAAGTACAATGTACTACCTTAGACAATGTTATTAGCCCAGGAGAAAAAGTTTCAGCTATAAAAATAGATGTACAAGGTGGCGAAGCAGAAACTATTCAAGGAATGAAAAGAGTACTTTCAGACAACCCAAGAATGACTATACTCTGGGAGCTATCACCTGAACAAATGGGTAAATTTGGATTCAGCCCTCTCGAATTTCTAAATTACTTACAATCAATAGGCTTTTACTCTAGTACAATAAATGAAGAATCTGGAGAGGTAGAACAAAGAGAACCTCAAGAGATTTTAGATAATTGTCCTAAGAGATCTTATGTTAATGTAATATCTAAAAGGTGGTTTTAGTTATGTCTAACAATCCTTTAGATTGGTCTCAAGATGAGCTAATAGAAAAAGTCAACGCACGAATAGATAGTCGTGTTATTTATGGTTATTATAACGTAACAGCTAGAGCTCCTTCTTCAGTATTACAATGGAGTAATGCTAGCGAAGAATGGTGGATAAATCAATTAATAGGACGCTTGAAGAAAGGTGAGTCAAGAGAACTAGATGCTAATCAGATTTTAGTTCCAGGTCTTTTAAGAGATATAAAAGAGATCATTCCCCACTTACAACCTTTACCTTTACACTCTTCTGGACCTAGAGGTGGATCTTACGAACATAAAGTAGATCTCGAAGAATGGAGAATTACTTAGATTCAGATTTATGATATTCTTTATTCCGAAATGATCCTAGTAGCATCAGATTAAAATAAGGTATTATTAAATAAATCAAACGCTCTAGCTAAAAATAAAAAGTTCGGAATGGTGGATGATTAAATTAGACGAAATACTTTACGATTACCAAAGAGAAGATTCGCAGTCAATGGTTGCAGATCCTTACAAGATGAACGGATCAGAAATGGGTACAGGTAAGACAGAGGTAGCAATAAAGACGGTGATGGATTCCGGAGCTAAGAAAGTATTAATAGTAGCTCCAGGCGGTATGATATTAGAATGGAGAGATCGTCTCTATAAATATGGTGAAGAAGATGTCGTACTACCTAAATCAGGGCAAGGATACAAATTAGATAAAGATCACTTCATGCATAAGTACCTTATAGTAAACTATGAGATGCTTAGAGTACCTCCTGTTAGAAGAGGTAGAAGAAAGAAGAATGCAGTTACTCCAAAAAACTATATCAACGTAATTGAAATACCTCGTTGGGATGCAATCATATTTGATGAAGCACATAGATTGAAAAATAGAGATGCTCAGCAGACTAGAGGAGCTGTGCAACTATTAGATTCTGACAGACCTAGAGTACATATGTTATCAGGAACTATGTTCCTTAACTATCCAAATGAACTATGGTCAATGTTAAATATGTTACACCCTGAAGATTATGATAGTTATGAAGACTTTGTATATCAGTATTGCATAACAATACCTTCACATTGGGGTCCTAGAATAATAGGAGCTAAAAAGAAGAATCTACCAGAACTGCGAGAACGCTTAGATAAGCTAATGATAAGAAGAGAGAAGGAAGATGTACTTAAAGATCTTCCTCCTAAAACTTATAGAGAAATACCTTTAGCTATGGACCCTAAGCAACAGAAAGTTTATAAAGATCTTGAAACAGACTTATGGGCATATTTAGAAACTGGAGAAAGTATTACAGCACCTAATGGTTTAGCTCTTACAATGAAACTGAGACAAGTATCTTTAGATCCTCAATTGTTAGGAGCCGAGATTCCTTCTCCCAAAACGAAAGCATTAAAAGAGTTAGTATCTGACATAGTAGATTCGGGAAAGAAAGTAGCTGTATTCTCTTGGTTTGCAAGCTATCTAGAAATACTAAGAAACGAATTCAAAGATTATAAAGTAGAACTTATATCAGGTCAGTCAGGTAAAGAAGAAGAGAGGCGAGAGTCTAGATTAAGATTTCAAGAAGGAGAATCCGAAATAATGTTAGGTTCTATATCTACAATGATAGGTATAGATCTTACAGCAGCGGATATATGTATCTTCACAGATAGATTTTGGGTACCCAATACTAATTTCCAAGCTGAAGATAGACTACACAGATTAGGTCAAAAAGGAAACGTCTTAGTTATTGATCTTGTAATGGAAAACTCTATAGATCAAGATATGAGAACAGTATTAAAACGAAAGAGTGCTGCATTCAACGAAACAATATCAATACAGAGAACTATAGAATTAATGCAAGAGAGACGGGGTTAAACTATGACACTTAAATCATTTTTTCAGGATGGGGGAATAGGCCGATCAATATTCCAAGGAGCAAAAAGTTTAAGTCAATCTTCAGCTACAGGAATATCTGCAGCCGCAGGTACTGTACAAGGAGCAGTAGCCCCAAGTAAAGCTAAACTTGAGTCTTTTTGGCCTACACAAAAGGGTCGTGAATATTTAGAAGAGCTAGAATCTTCAGGTCAGATTCAAGATCAAAATCATTGGGTCTTTCAATTATTAAGTGGTCAAGGTCAGACAACTCAATCATATCTTAATAAAATGATGAGTGAGCATAATTATAAGGGATCGAGAAACCAGTTAATAAAAAATGTAAACGAGATGTATAGTGCTGATTACATTACAGCAAATAGTCAACAAGAAGAAGAAGAAGTAGCATTTTAGATGTCCAAGAATTTAAAACATTTAGATAGGACACTGTCAAAGTTCTTTGATAAGATTGGAGTTCCTAGACTAGATCAATTCGACAAAAGCTTTAATCGTCAATGGCAAGGAGTAAAGAATTATAAAATAAAGGACACACGTTCTATAGAAGTATCTATGGCTTTCACGTTGGGTTTTGTCGTAGTTGTTATAGCATCTAGTATTGCATTAATGGCCTTAGATATACCTGATGCAGCTAAAGACGGACTCAGGCTAACTACTTTTATATGTGTCGTAGGTTTACTTTGCCTAGGTATAAATACTGCTTTCAAGAAAATTATAGGAGATAAATAACATGCCAAAAAAGAAAAGAGCTTCCTCTAAAAAGCCTTTTGGAAAAGTTCTCTGGGGGGCTAATAAAGTAAGTGATGGAATGGGTTTTTCCAAGAAGGGAAAGCTTCGAAAAGCCTTCTCAAGAGTTAAGTTCTAGAGTAGTTAAAGGTGGGTCTTAGGTAATACTGAGGCCCACCCTTATTGGAGTATATAATGGCAAGAAAAGCAAAAAGATCCGCAATAGATCCTCTAGGCAGTTATTTTGTACGCATTACAGTATCTGGACGTAATCTAGATGATGTCGATGACTGGTCCAAGAGTCTAACAGCATTCACCAACAATATAATAGTTCCTTACAACTCTGTAATGGGAATAGAAGACAAACAGGAACGAGATGCTGGATATGATATAAGTGAACGCGAAGGTCGGACAGTCTTAAGATTTATACTAGGTGTTTCCGCAGGTCCAAATCATTCAATATTTTCAAACTCATCTCAAGCTGAATTAAGTGCCAAAAGAATTGTTGAAACAGAAGCTTACGATGACCGTGGAAATTCTTCAGGTTCTGCTTTTTTAATGCCTCTAAAAATAGATGCTTGGGAAACAATGTTGCATACTTTTAGAGCTCAAAAATGGTGGACTTTCGGAAGTGAAAAGAAACCTGTAAAGCCAATAGTAACTTATATAGCTTCAAATGCTGCAGGTACTGACGAATGGTTCGACTATGCTCTTTCTGACCCGGGACTATTTGGTGCCGAGAAGGGTCCTCAACTTCTAACACAAGAACAGTTCGCGGCGATACAATTAGAACCTTATGGACTAGAACATCTTGGACCCGACTTTCGTAAATATGCTGCACCTCTAATAGAAGAAGAAATAAAGAGATTAGAAGACGACGGTACTACTGTAGTAGATCGTCCTTTTCGTAGAGTAGACCTTGAAACTTCAAAATTACCTGTAAGACTCAGACCTGACTTTATTAGTAAACTCATAGAAGGATATGAGAATCTACTCGATGATAAAGGTAAACTAAATGTAGAAGGAAAAAAGGTAGCTAGAGATCCTGAACAAGCACGTCCTTGGGAATATTTCGTAAGAGACCCTGAAAGATATCCTGAAGATCAAGGACGTATGTATTGGGACGTATTAGGATTACCTAGAGGAAGAGATTCTAAAGAATCTACAGACCCTGTAAAGTATCGTAAAGTTAGAACTGCTTGGACTAATTCTACAGAGTACGGAAAACAATATCATCTACAGTGGAACCGAGGTGAGTCTAATAAAAGAGTCCAGAACCTTTATGATACTTCTACAAAAGGTAGAGAAAGAAAACAAGCATATAAGGACTCTGAAGGTGGTAAAGAAGCATCAAAACTATATCAGAAGAGAAAGAGAGTAAGAGATAAGATATATAGAACTCTGTTTCAAGAAATACATCCCATAACAAATGAAACATGGACAGAACTACAAGTAGATTATTACATATGGGATAATTATGGTGATCATCTCTTAAGAGAACAATGGCTCAAAGGAGAAGACTTTTTCCTTTACGGGCCTGATGCTCAGAAGAAAGTAGGAAGATCTAGTATGCTAGGAAAGTGGGGTGCGCATACGAGACCCTCTAAAATATCTCCTGAAAGTTTAGATTACCACGATGGGTATACAAATCCAGAAATAAAAGTTGAAGAGTAGGAGAGAATAAATGGTTCACAAGTTAACTTCTAGCGTAACTAAGATAATGAATTTCGAATACGGTCATAGAATATTAAATCACCCTGGAAAGTGTAAAAGACTTCATGGACATTCAGGAAGGGTCGAATTCACTCTCTGGGGGGATGTAGATCCAGAAACAGGTATGGTAATTGATTTCGGAGATATCAATTCTACAGTAGGAGATTATTTAAAAAATACATTAGATCATAGAACGATTCTACAAGAGGGCGACTCTCTAATAGAAAATCTTCCATTCGAAGACATTATAACTATGAAAGGACCTCCGACAGCGGAAAATATTTCATTATTAATATTAAAGCAATCATCTCCCTTATTTCCTAACAAGCAAATAAAAGTACGTCTATGGGAAACAGAAGACTCTTTTGCAGAGTGCTCTTTGTGATTTTCCTAGACAATCCTATCATAGATTTAATAAAGCATAATCTTACTATCTACGGAGTAATTTCAAGAGATAAAGAACCTAGTACCGAAACAATTACGAGTTGGGCTTTTCTTAAAAAGCCAGTATATAGAATGACCTGCATTATATGTAATAAGAACTACTGGGGCAGATATAACCCCAAATATGAGTTGTGTGGGAGGTTCGACTGTTACAAGAAAAATAAAAATCTAGCATCAGATTAAAAACACCTAATAGATTTAAAAGCAATTATCAATTATAATAACTATAAGTTAAATTAAAGGAGGTCATTTTTCAATGACTACACGACGTTCACAGGAAACAGGAGACTCTGGACTTCCAGCTGACATTGATGCTCTATTGGAAAAACAGATCAAAGCTGAACAAACTCGTAAGGCTTATCAACAGCGTCCCGATGTCCAGGAAAAGCGTAAGGACTATCAGTCCAAGCAAAACGAGCAGCGTAAGATCGCTCGTGCAGCTATGAAAGGAGATATGGTAGCTTTGGCCGCAATGGGTTATGATGAAGCCACCGCTCAGGGTCTCGTAGACCGAGCCAAACAACTAGCTAGCTAGAAATTCTCCGGCTTCACCAACCCCACTCCTGCATTTGGGCGGCTTCTTTCTTATCTAGATTGAAGTCGCCTAAATGTTTATTAAGAGGATCATGGTACAAATAAAAGTTAAGATTACAGATAAAAAAGCAACAATACCAACTTACGCAACCTCGGGATCTTCAGGCTTCGACTTCTATTGTATAAACGAAACATTAATACCTCCGAATACTTGGAGAATGATAATTCCAGGATTCAATGTACAGGTACCTGAAGGCTACGAATTACAAATAAGATCAAGATCCGGAGTAGCAATAGATCACGGACTAATAGTACTCAATCAGCCAGGAACGGTTGATAGCGACTATCGAGGACCTTTAGGTATTGTTATTTGGAATATTACAAACATGGCTATGACTATAGAAGAAGGAACTAGAATAGCTCAAGGAGTAATTTGCCCTGTAGTTAGAGCTGAATTTGTGCTAGTAGACGAATTAACAAATACCGTTCGAGGAGAGGGAGGATTCGGTTCTACTGGTAAATCATGATAGGTTTTATAATCGGAATATTTACCTCTATACTAGTTGTTGCTATATGGAGATTTGTACTTCCTACAGCTTTAGTATTAGCAATTATTACAGGAGCAGTAATTTGTGATGCAGACACCATTTAATTCAGAAGAGGAAGAAGAAGAAGAAATAACAGAAGAAGAAATAACAGAGGTAATTGAAGAGGATACTGAAACAGAAGAATTTACGGTATCTAAGAGATATGTTAAAATTGGTTCTCTAGTACTCTTTATAGCCTTAATACTAGCAATAATAGCAACTTGTGCAGCTACTTCTGGAGGGTCAGAAAGTTCAGAAGTCGAAGAAGAAAATAATAAACAAGAAGAAAGCACTAATCATTATTTAGTAACTATGGCTCAATTAAGAGGGGTTCCTATACAAACCTTCAATCCTCAAGCTCCTATGATAGCAAACACTCTGGGAGAACTATTAAATCAGTTACCTCCCGAAGGTTGGGAAACATTTAGCTCCCAAACTCCTGACAACAGAGGTCTGGAGGTAGTTTACAAAAAAGAAAGCACAGAATATAAAGTTTGGATAAATACATATTCAGACAACACTACAGGGCGTCAAGAGTTATTAACAACTTTAAATACTTTAAAGAACAGCACTAAATCAATAGTAAGTGAAACCTCAGATATAGCAGGAGGAGGATTCTTAGTCAATAATGGACAGACCATTACTTATTGGTTTTATTATGAACCCAACATAGTTGTACGTGTAAGTTCAGATGTAAATCAAGGTGCAACTCTAATTAAAATTAAAGAGTGGGCTCATAGGGTAAATCATTCCATTTATGCAATACAAGATTAAGGCTGATAGATGAAAAAGATTATATACGGATTTTACGTTCTGTGGTTAGGTCTACAGGTAAAGACAATAAGAAAGAAAGACCTAAACTTTCAAATGAAGTTTCTACAATCTGCAATGAAATATACTTCAATGATGCTCATTCTGATTTTTGCATTAGCAGCTTGTACAAATCCTGGAAGTGCATTAACAGTTGGTGATGGTTCAGAAAGCTCAGAAGAAAAATCAGTACACACTCCAGGTAATTGGAAATCAGGACTTTTTACACCTACACCAGAACCTACTATTACAACAGAAAATTCTCCCGTAACTGTAAGCAGTCCTGCAAGAGTACAGGAAGGATTAACTTTAATAAATTACAATTTTGAATATCCAGACCTTTCTTGTGCTCATGCTGCGTGTCCCGGTACTAGCGCTAAAGAATTTACGTCATTAACAACGAGCCAATTTCCAGGTTGGGATGTTTCTAAAGGATCTATAACAATATATGCACAGCCAGGAGTAGTAGGTCAATGGGCTCAGATACAGAATGGCGAAATAACTCAAAACATAGGAGTAAGAAAGCTATCTAAATATAAAGTAAATATTAATAAAGCTGTAGGTACCTCATGTAACATTCCTGGAGAAATTATTTTAAAATGGGGAGAACAAGAGCCTAGAGCAATTGCAGTAAGTGGAGTAGACTGGACTAAATTAGAAACTACTTATGATAACCAACAAGAAGAAAAGATAACTTTTGGAATAGAAGCAATAAATACTCAATGTCCCATACTTATTAAAGATATATCCATAGTACTAATAGGAGATGTAGAACCTATTAAAGAAAAGACTCAAGCTGAGATTTTAGACGATAACTTTTTAATACCAAATGGAGACTTCGAAAGTCCTGAAGTATTAAATCCTAAGAGATTAGCATCTCTACCTAATTGGGCTTTAAATTCAGAGCCCGAAAAATTTCCCGTAATAGTTAGAGAAGGAGATAATCAATATATAAAATTATACGGTCCTATAGGTCAAGACTTAGAATCAGTCTCAGGCTCAGTTTATAACCTATCTATAACCATCAGAAAACCAAATTCAGAAGGATCTAACTGTAAGGTAGTATATTCTATAAACGAAATAGAGAACCGTCTAGAAGACGACGTAACAACCATAGAGTCAGAATCTATAAACTGGGAAATTAGAAATCAAGTAATAGAAATAGATTCAGGAACTTCATCGTTATCTTTAGAATCTCAACCTGGTTTCTTCTGCGATATAGATAACGTAAAATTCACTTACCTAAGAGATATTAATAATCAAATAGTAGTACCTACTCCAGTACCCGAAGCAACAGGTCAAGATACTACATCTATTCTACCTACTCCTACTCCCACTCCTACTCCCACTCCAGCTCCCCAAGTTCAGGTAACTATAACTCCTACACCTACACCCGTTCCTCAAGTAACTATAACACCCACCCCTTCTTCCAAATATCAAACTGAAGGAAGTAACTTAGTAACCGAAACCAAAATGACCTTTAGTACAGGCCCTACAGTATACTCAGGAAAAGTCAACTTTACAGGAACGGTATTAAATAAAGTAGAACCTACAATGATTCAAGTGTGGGCCTTATCCGGAGACAGTGGAGCTATGATATCTGATACTACTTATAAACCTGAAGAATGTAGTACCGAGAAACCCATAACTTTCTTCAGAAAATCATTAGCTACAGGAAGTGTTTACAGTAATACTTCAATAGAAGTAGATTGGAATTATTGCATTAATGGATCAACAACTACATCTAAACTTACAGTACCTTATCAGAATGCAACTACTTGGACGTATAATACAACTAGTGGAGTCTTTACATTTGAGGGGGATAAAACTGTGGGGCTTACAAACGAATGGCCTTCACAACCAGGAACTAGCTCTTATGTAATCACAGTTCTTGATTCTGAAGGCCTCGTTATAAGAACTGAGGAAGTCAGATAGTTTATTGCTTAATGAGTGCTCTCATTTATTATTCTCTTTAAGGAGTTTTAAAACCCTGATTGTTTCTTGCGATCTAACACCAATATTACGTACTCCAAAGTATCTTCCAAAACAGCTTCTACCGCAGAAGATAAAAGTTTGACCCCTCCTCAGATTGGTAGCATGTAACTTCTCTCTTCTTTTAAAGTCATTATCACAGCTCATACATTTAAGATAAATATATTTAGAAGCTGCATAGCACTCTCTAGAACAGAACCTTCTATTTCGCCTACTATAACTAGTGCATTCTGTTTTACAGTACTCACAAATTAGAGGAGGGATAACTCCTACTTTAGAAGGAAGACCTATTTTATTTAAGATCTGACGTACTGCCTCTCTAGTAATACCTATTTCTCTTGCTATGCTTGCAGCTTTCATTTCAGGATAACGTCTACGTAAAAGAACAACTTGCCATTGTCTATCTGTATAATCCTGATCTAACATTTAAAACTCCTAACTTTCTGATTCCTCACCTGGATCAATAGTTGTCATTATGGTAACTTTATTGTCACAACGATAACAGATATAAAAATCTCCTACTTCACCAATATACCCTTGAGCAGAAAAGGGTCCTCCGCTTCTCTTCATTACAATAGGAGCATTATCAGTTTCAGGATTATAACACTTTTCACAGCAAACTTCAAATCTTATTGCAACTGAATAGTTCATACATTAACCTCCTTCTTGCAACTTTTTAAGTTCTTCTTTGATATCGGGATACTTTTCTAAAGCTTCAGCTAATATAGATTGAGCATCTTCCTCACATCCTTGACAGTCAAAACCAATAACAGTACCTAAGACTTCCATTCCATTTTTTTCATGAACACACTTAACACTTTGTTCGGACATATTAACCTCCTTCTATTTCAGACTGTAGATCCTTCACAACTCTACGAGATAAATGAGTCTTACAACACGCAGTTAGAACTATATTTCCGTAGTTCCATCTAGTATTACATTTTATATTACATCCGGGAAATATGCATAGCCTCAAATCTCCTTCAACATCTATAAACTTGGTAATCTCATTTACATTAGGCATACGTTCTATTCACTTTCCTTATATGAACGCTAAGACATTTAGGACATCTTTCCTCGCAAAGAGAACAGTATGTCATACTACAATCAGCACAAGTACCGACCTTCTCGATATGAGGTTTAATTCCTGCTTTCATTTAATCATCTCCCTCTAAACCAAATATTTTATTATTTCTACGTTAATACGCAGATCAGGAGAGCTATTCACACTAGCTCCCCGACATCTACCTATTAATATTCTGCGGAGGGGTAAGCCTTCCAATAATTACCTTCTGGAAGAAACTCTCTCCAACCTGAATATACAGCGTTTAAATTATCACCGTTAATTCCGGGAATAGAAGTATTAGGACCCACTTCATCTTCCTCGTTCCTACCTAACGCGCAAGACAAACAAGAACGATGATATACATTATTTTCTGTATCTTCGTGTTGTAAAACTCCGTCGACATCGCGAACAACTTTCAGTAATTGGATTTCAATAACTAGACTTCCCACATCCAATACATTACCGCAAGACCAACATTCATCAGGAACTATTTCTGTTTCGGTTGTCAAGATACTACTCCTTAGATTTACACTAATCATTAAAGACCCTAGTCAGAATTTCGTTTTTGTAATCCATATAATCTACGTATACAATACGAGTATCGAGATCACAACGAATATTTACCATACCTCCTAAATCACATTTCTTAGGCCATTCTCCGGGTTTCCACCCCAAGACACTAGCCTCTTTATGCTGGTCTACTTGATCTACAGTAAACGTACAAAAACCATCTTTAATTTCTGTCGCCATTAACCACCTCTTTATCTTCTGGATTTTTAATAAATATACACGGATCTTCGCATCGAATACAGAACCCCGAAGGTCCTCCAAACTTAACACTACTCATATCTAACTCACCATAAGGTTCTGCATAACAGCATTCAGATAACCATTCAGTTTGCTCCATTAAGAATTTCCTAGTTCATTTGAAGCATCCCAAATTCGATCTTGTTCATCTTCATCCATATCTATATTTACTGAATTCATCCAACGAGAAGGATTATGCTCGATCATCATTGGAACTACCATTAAGTTTCTTACATTCGATTTACATAGATCCGATAACTTAACAGTAGTTTCCCAACGAAGAGCATTGTCCATCTTTCCAAATGCTTCTTCAATTTCCGGCATTCCAACCTTGAAAGAACAGCAACCATTTTCGCACCACATTAACAGATCATTTTCACGATGAGAATCAGTTATGCTTCCTTTTTCTTCTAAATAACATAAAGGACATCCATCTTCACATTCAATTTTTCTATTGTCAGGGAAAAACATTTCCATTAGTACAGTTCTCCTTCTATCCAAGATCGACGATCTAAAACTATCGGACGTATTGACATCAGGTGAAAGTAAGCTTGATCCATAGTCATTCCATGAATATCTTCTAAATACTTAGCAATAACTAAAGCGCTTCGTTCCATACCCATTCTACAATTAACAGATACGTTAATACCATCTCGAACTCTTTGATCAATTTCTCCAACCGCTTTATCTATCGCAAGCATAGAAATCATACTATACGGTTGAATATTGAACTCTAAATCCGCATTTAATTTTCCTTCAAACTCTCCTGCAGTATTGATTATAAACATACCCTTTTCATGAGCTTCTTCAACACCGTCGAAAGCTGTAAGATATACCTCTCCGACTCTAGAACAATCCTGATAAGCGGCCCAAACATTATTGTTTGAAACTAAACTCAAAGTCTTCGGATCGAACTCCTTAACATCTCTCAACTGTTGAAAGATTTTCGAATCTTCAGATAAGTCTTCAATCAGAGCATATAGAATTTCCGTAGATGGTACTTCCGAGTGATAAGTCTCATTATACATTTGAAGGAATCCTATTAGCTAAATCATCACGCAGATACAACTCTCCTTGAGTATCAAAGAGTCCTTCTGGTTCTGAAGCTATGAAATCTGCTAACTCTCCAAATTCAATACCTGCATCATTAAGATCTATTAAACTAGCTTCACCCTCTATAAGGTTCTTAATAGAGCTACTGAAATAAGTTCCCGCTTGACTAGCTAAACCCAACCATTGAGCTACTTCCCTAGGTAAAATAGATTCTTGGATATCTTCGTCTTTACCGTTATCCATATAACCTACTAGTTTACCATCGGTACCTTCTAATGTAAAAGGAGTACCCCACCTATCACTTTTTCCTTCACTTATTAGAAACTTATTATAGATATCGCATGCTACACCTAAACAACAATAAGTAACTTGAGTACCTTTAGGATCCTCAAATACTTTAGACAGTGCTCCAGTAGTCTGAATATATTTCCCAGACTGTAAAGCTTTAACCCAAACTTCAGCGTTCTTATTCATTATAACGGTACTCCAGTATGTCGTATTCCATCTACCACTAAAGTAATTCCTTTATCTAGATCTAATGCTCCATTCCATTGAGGAGATCCTATACGTTGACAGTAATACATTCGTTTAGAGAAACATTGTTGACAGATCCAATTGATCCCTACGCCCTTGCTAACGTACTGACACAAATAGAATTTCTTCGCTCCCTCATGCCCACACATTATCGGAATTCCTTTAATCAAGATATATACCCCTTATTTCGATAATCTTCATAACGATTTAACAATGCTCGAACCTGTTTCGCATTCTTAATCGGTACTCCAAGAACCAGAGATATTTTCTCTCTATTTCGAACTCTGTCTTCCGTTAACGTTAAATGATCGTTCAAATCCCATACGTGATGTTTATATTTCCATTTCGACGGTTTCACTTAGTAATCACCTCTAACTACCTTTAACTTTTCCATTACCTAGATAATGATCCCTCCCTCCTCCCTATCTTCATTAGCTAGATACCTTAAACATCTTGAGATCCGGGACCTGTTTATTCTTAATTTGACTCAAGAAAGCCACAGCCTCGTCTCTCGTGATTTGC